AGTATCTTTGTACTCACAATTAAGAATTAAAGTATGATTGATGTAATTGAACACGTTGTTGAAGTTGGTAAATCTATCAAGAATGGTAGAACAACTCAAGACATTGCTATTAAATTGGCAGAAGAGAGTGGTGAAGTAATGGGAGAAGTTAGTATTATTACTGGCTTATCTGATTATAAGAAAACGGAAGCTCTCAATTTGTGTGACGAACTTGTTGATACATTTATTAATGTAGTAGACTTGGGAGTAAGTGTTTACGGAGATGATTTCCAAAAGCTATTTGAGGAAAGACTTGAAATAAAATGTAAGAAATGGATTGAAAAGTATAACAAACAAAAGGCTAGTTAAGCCTTTTAATCTGCGGGTGTGGTGTCAATGGTTTTGAGCACGTCTGATTTCCAATCAGAAGGGAAGAGTTCGAGTCTCTTTATCCGCACATATAATTACTACTATGGAAGACAAACTCGATTTAATTATTAAAAAGTTAGATGAATTGCTTAAAATAGCAAGGAGGATAGATAAAAATACCCAACCATCGGCTGAGAATAATTTTGCAGAGTATTTGCTAAATGTAGCAGGCGACATTACAGGAGACATATTGATGCAAGGAATAAACAAATGATATTGCGGAGTGCGTAGAAATGGTATCTCACGAGTTTCATAAGCTTGGGTTCTGGGTTCGATTCCCAGCTCCGCAACGAGTGTAGTCGGAAGGCTACATATATAGGCATAACATTATACCGGTCACTATGTGTGTCTATGCGAGATGGAGCAGTGGTTAGCTCGCTAGTCGGCGTCGACTAGAGGTCGCAGGTTCAAATCCTGTTCTCGCAACTAAATTTATTACTTATGAATAGAGAACTTAGACGTGAACGCACAAGAAATAAATGGATTTCAAGAGCAAGAAAGATTTACAATTCGTGGGGAACTTTTGATGTTCCAATAAGAGGAATTAAACATAGTTATCCAAACACAATAGCAACTTACAGAGATTGTGAATCTATTACCGATTTTCTCAACGATTCTATCTTTGCTAAGAAACTTAAGCATAGTACAACTCCTTGGAGAAGTAAAATGCATCAATATGATGTAAAGAAAGAAAATCGTAAAAAACGATATGAAGCTAAAAAGATAATTAAAGAAGAATGTGAGGATTATGTATGATATACAAAGAGAATCAGGCGAGGAATATCTTGACCATTACATTTATAAATCACGCAACGAGTGTAATCAAATAATAGTTTGTGAAGTATATAGAACTTATAATGAAACTTTAAACTTTGCTTTTTATATAACCACTAAAAGAAAACATGGTTATCAAGAAGGTAAAATAACTGGTAAAGACGGAATAAAGTCTCTACTGTGGGCTAAAAAATGTTTACTTGACTTTATTGATTATGCTAAATGGAAATTCCCAGGAGACTCTATTGAGGTTTATCCTGACGATGAGAGAAGAAGAAAGGTATATGAATATGCTTTACTTCCATTAGGATTTAAAATAATGAAAGACAAATACAAAACTTTAATTTATAAATTATAAAGACGATATAGTGTAGAGTTGCATAGCCGCCTTAAACAAGTGGTGGTGAGAGAGTAACGACCTCTTATCGTGGAATACTTTCAAGATGTCACACAGCAATTATAAGTAACGTTTATAAGGGCATCACTACATTACGGGTTCGAGTCCCGTTCTTCCCACAAAACTTTATATACTTGGGGAGATGGCGAAATTGGTAGACGCGGTGATTAAAAAAAACAAACGACATCTGATTTAAAAAACATCCTTCCTACGCCTCTCCAAATTCGGATATGGATGCGCAAAGGTGGGAGGAAATCAATCCTATCAACGACCGAAGTAGAAGATAGGTTGAGATACTACTTATATGGACGCATATAAGCAAGTCTCGTAATCCGGACGGTAGCTCAGTTGGTTAGAGCATTACTCTGATAAGGTAAGGGTCGCAGGTTCAAGTCCTACCCGTCCGACCTCACCGTTTACCGAATGTGACGATAAATTCGGGTGACTTTTTCATACTTATTCAACAAGAAATAAGTGTACTGGGCAGCAGGTAAAAAACTGTACAAGGCACGTAAGTGTGACAGGGAATTAACTCGATTGGTACGTGAGAAGACTATCGAAAGTGGTTCTCTTTAGTAGAATATTTCAGAATAGCAAAAATATAAAGAAGTCTCACAGCAAATTTAATACAACAATTGGTTATATTGTCAACAAAAAGACTTCTGTTTATGCCCAGATGCCCGAGTGATTAAGGGGACGGTCTGCAAAACCGTTTGAGAAATCTGTCGTCGGTTTGAATCCGACTCTGGGCTCTCAATTTTAGTTAATAATAAAGAACACTTACAGCAAATTATATTCAGCATCAAACTTTTAATTTGACACAGCTTTTTATAGTGTTCTGTTTTTAAAACACTACTTTTTCTTAAGTAGTCAGTCCTATTTTTATAGGACTTTTATGTGCCTTGAGCAGAGCTGGCTACTGCACCGGACTTTTAATCCGGAGGAAGTAATTCCACGCTGGGTTCGAGACCCAGAGGGCACACAAAACTCACAACGGACAAGGCTGTGGCAGGTGATAACTCGCTTGGAGATAATCTGTAGGAACAACAGAGTCGCTTGTACTAAGAGGAGCGGGAAGTACAAACTGGTGGGATGCGTGTGGTTGACCAGAGTTTTTAGATTATTTATTTATTCATTTAACCCTTAAAAAGTATGAAAGTTATGAAATTATTAAAGAGAGCTTTTGTATGGTACTTTGAGCAAGCTTCACATAGCTATACTTGGTTACCAACGGGAACACTTCCAATGGGGGAGTAAGTTCCTACACATAGGGATTATAAATGACTACTGTTTTTTATATTAAATATATTACAAGGATTACTTACAGCAATTATCTTAAATTATTGCACCAGAAAATAGCGACACATTTAAACAGTAATCCGTATTCGGGGAGTTAGCTATAATTGGCAGAGCAAATGATAAATTAGTTATAAGGGTGTATAGCTCAGTGGTAGAGCCTTGCACTGTTAATGCAATGGTCGACAGTTCGAATCTGTCTGCGCCCTCTTATGACAACAAAACAATTAGGTAATATTGGTGAAGCTAAAGCATTAGCTAAACTAGTTTCAATGAATGTTCCAGTGTATGTTAGTTTTGGAGATAATGAGAAAGCAGATTTAGTAGCTGAATTTAATGGAAAACTTAATAAATTACAAGTAAAAACATCTGAAAAATTTGAAGATGGAAAGTTTATTATTAGTTTAAAAAGTTCTACCATTAGAAATCAAGTTAACTATGTCCATAAATATGATTCATCCGAAATAGACTACTTTGTAGTTTATAATCTTGAGTCTGATACTTTATTACTTCTCCCTATAAAGGAATTTGAAAATAGGGCTTCCGTCTCATTCAGAGTTCCTTACGTAGTAACATACAACCAAAACAAATCATTAAATTATGAAGATTACTTATTTGAAAAGATAATAAACTAAGAAATCATTGGGTTGTCGGTTCGAACCCGACACTCCCCTCAATCGTAATTTGGGGTCATAGTTCAGATGGCTAGAACGTCTGCCTTGCACGCAGAAGGTCGTGGGTTCGAGTCCCACTGGCTCCACTTAATAAAGAAATAATATGAAACTTAAACTAACATTTAAAAAATTAGCTCAACGATGGTTTGTTGATATTCCTTGGATTGGAAGCATTGATGATTTACAAATGGTAAACGGTGCGGATGATTTCTTAGAATGGTATGCTGCCGGACTTGAATCTGTAACTCTTAGATTTGATACAGAGCCAGACCCAGAAAGAGGTGATATTCACTTTCATAAAATACAACAAGACGAGTTTGGTGCTACTTATGAATGGATTTCGCTTTATGAGGATGTTCCAGTTCCAACTATTTGGTTATGTAATGTAACTAAGCACGTATGTGACGGAGATTTCCCCATCAGACCTTTACATTTACAAATAAATACATGGTGTAGTTCGGCTAGTGGTTGATGCCGCCAGATTGTGATTCTGGTACATAAGAAACGCATGGGTTCGAATCCCATACTACACCCTTAATATTATTTACTTTAAACAATTAAAGATGAAGAGATTATTTTTAGCTTTAGTCATGGCTTTAGTAAGTGTGACTATGTTTTCACAAGTAACAATTTCGCAAGAGGATTACAACAAACTCTCACCAGAAGCCAGGTCTTCGATTGAGAAAGTAACCACTAAGAAAGCCATTGAAGGAGAACTGAAAGAAGTATCCAACTATGCTTATTTAGGTAAAGAAATTGGAACAGCTGTGAATGAAACCCTTAAAGCAGTAGAAGAATCGGTAGTGCGAGTATCTGAAACTGATTTAGGTAAAACTGCAATTACTGTTGTTGTATGGAAACTTCTGTATAAAGAGATAGCCGGAGCAGCAGTGGGAATTGTTCTGCTTATTATAAGTATATGGGCTGTATGGACTGGTTCTAGTAAATTTTCTAAAGACCAAGAAGCTGCCGGAATAACAAGGTGTGTGGCAGCCGTTGTTACCTTCATTGCGTCGATGGCTTGTCTATTTGGCTGACTGACCATATTAAAGGTAATAGGAATAACAGTTGCCTTTGCGATTGTTCTATTATTGTTTTCGGCTATGTTTGTTGATGCAGAATAAAGACTACATGAGTAGTCTTCTTGGAGGAATAAGCCTAATGCTAAGGCAGCGGTCTTGAAAATCGCCAGTAATCGTGTAACAGCGGTGTGTGGGTTGGAGTCCCACTTCCTCCTCTAACTTTAATAACTATGAGTAACGGAAAGAAATGGAAAATTGCACCTAAATACATAGGTAAACGGTCTCATGGAAGACGGTGGACTTATCGTGTTTGTGGAGGAAAGAATGGAAAGTGTAGATTCCAACATTTCAGACATCAGAAATGGTTTAAAATTCTTGATGGCAAAATATCAATGAGACGAGCTATGGCTCGTGAAGCTTGGTTTTGGGATTAATAAAGATTACTACTTAAAAATAAAGAATATGAAAATATTTACTCCAAAGGATGCTAAAGAACATAAACTCGCGTCCATTCCTGATTTTGTGTATCAGGCGTTTAACAATCTTCTTGCAAAGAATTATGATGCTTATGGCACTATAATATTGCAAGGTGAAGTTATTAAAGAAATTCTTACCGTTTGTCCTCTCGATAGTATGACTAGTCAAATCATCTTAGAAAACAAATGGTTAGATGTAGAAGATGAATATCGTAAAAATGGTTGGGAAGTTGAATATGACAAGCCAGGTCTTGGTGAAAGCTATCCTGCCAGATTCATTTTTAAGCCAAAAGAAAAATAGGTTAAGTTTATAAAAGGAAGACTTACAGCAATAACAATCTAGCCTTGTAAGCCGTCGGTCATGAGTTCAAATCTCATAGTGAAGCTTGCTTCATTTAGCTCAGTCAGGTAGAGCAACGTATAAAAATGTCTTCCGCTTTCTGCTGCTCTCGTCTAATTGGACTAGGACACATCACTTTCGATGATGCTAATACGGGTTCGAATCCCGTGGGCAGTGCTCTTGTGCATAATCCTCCCAGCCAAGTAATTGGTTAGGCAATAATAATCATACACACCCTAAGATAACGTGAGGACATGGAAATCTTAGGCGGTAGTCAGCACCGTAGTACGCAATGGTAGAATAGAAACGGCTGACATCTACCAACAATCGAGGGCGTAGTGTAATGGCTGCACGCCACACTGTCACTGTGGTAGTTGGGGTTCGAATCCCCCGCTCTCGGCAACCTGGCAAGGTTATGTAAAGATGTGTAACAGCAAAACTTTTTAACTCCCACCAAACAAGGAAGTATAGTATAAGGGTTATTACACCTAACCTTGTGTTAGGAGATTTCGGTTCGAATCCGTCTTAAAAAATTCACATCTGTTTCTGCCCTCTTCGCATAGTGGTCGATTGCACGCGCCTTGTAAGCGTGTAGAGAAATCTCACGTCCGTTCGAATCGGACAGAGGGCTCAATTAAAAACTTTATTAAATATTTAGTATGAGTAAAAAACATGTAATTGAAGTACAGGCTCCAGAAGGTAAGATTCCTGTATATGATGAAAGCACTCGCACAATTAGCTTTATTGATGAAGACATCAAGACAAGAGTAAGAACTGTAGAAGATGCTTTTGAAGTGTTGGAAGAAGAATATCCAAATTGGCTTAACTCTGCTCCTTATTCCGTTCGTAAGATGTATGAATTACAAACTGTATTGCGGGCTTTGAATAGAGGTCACAATTTCAGTCTTACAGAAGGAAGAGTATGGTATCCATGGGTTCGTTTCTATGTACAAAGTAAATTGCCTGACAGTGAAAAGAAGAATGTCATCGCAAAATTCACATCAGAAGGAGAAAGATACTATCTGCTTGGCGGCAACGCTGATGGCGGCGGTTATGCTGGCCTTGGTTTCTTCAATTCTGATAATGGGGTCGGCGGTGCCGATGCCACTGTGGGCTGTCTTGCCTGTAAGGATGAAGAAACTGCATTGTATGTAGCTACACAGTTTGGACAATTGGTATTTGATGCCATTTATGCAAACAAAGCTAGGTATGTTTGGAATGTTTAATAAATAAAAAAAATTTACGTAAATGAAATTTGCAAAGGTATTATCACGTAGTGGTCAATCATTGTTAGCAGCTCGTGCTAGAGGTATTGCTAATACTGTAAAACAAGAACAAGAAGCATTAATTGCTGACAGTAAACGTAAGGCTCAAGGTATTATCAACGAGCTTACAAATTTGATGGATTTATCTATCAACAGCACAACCTCGTTATCTCCGGTAAGTAAGGATTTCAATCCCAAACGTTTTGTGGAAGAAATTCAAAACAAGAAAAGTGAACTCCGTGACACATTGGTAGATTGGAAAATCGCCATTGAAACTCACAACGAATGGTTTCCTGAAGAAGCTATCAGTATGCCAAAAGAACTTGCTGAAGTGTGGGGCTTAGGTATCACTCTTGTTGAAGACGAAGAAGAAGAAATTAAAAAGCAAGAGGAAGAGGAAATCCTTTCCTTGTAAAAGAAGAAATTAAAAAGAAAGGACAGTTTAATCGCTGTCCTTTTTTATTGGGCCTCTAGCTCAATCGGTCAGAGCATCTGACTCATAATCAGGAGGTTATCGGTTCAAGTCCGGTGGGGCCCACGTTTAACAACTAAATAGATGAGACAATGAATGTTTTTAAAAAGATTTCTTTAAAATACTTTAATGGCTCTTCTAATCTAAATGAGGGAGAAGAAAGAGACATTATTACAAGTAGAGATAAAGCGTTTATATATGCTTGTAGGAAATATAATATTGATTTTGAATATTATGGTTTCTTTAGTGGAGCTCATTTTGTTGAAGAATCAGACTTTGAGCCTGAACATTCCCTTATAAAGTGTAATTTCTCGGAATTGAAAAAGTACAATCACTTTAAGTGGTTTGCTTACTTGTTAAGTAGCCAACTTGATAAAGAAAGGATTCCTCAATTTAAAGCTATACTGAAACTTCTCGAAAGGAAGAAAGAGCCTTATTTCTATGCTGTTATAGAAGCTATAGAGAAAGGTTTAAAAGAAAATCGGCAAAATATTTCTATATACGTTAATGTAAAAGGAAATCTCTGGGACTCTGGAATGAAGTATGCTATTAGTAAGCCTATCCATATTAGTATCTTGTGGACTATTGTTGATAAAACTCTCAACCACATATTTTATGAGATTCCCGCTAAAGTAGAGGAAAACATAAGAAAGGCACAAGAAGCAGCAAGAAGAGCACAAAGAGAGTGGGAAGAAAAAGAAAGGCGTGCAAGAGAAGAAAGAGAAAGGGTTAGACAAGAAAATGCATATCAGAGAGCCAGATTCTATGGTAATCAAGGATTTGAGTTCAATGATGATTTTGCGGGGTTTAATCACCAATATCAGAGTTGGTGGGATAATTTCTCAAGAGAACAAGCTAAACGCCAACAAGAGACAGTTAATCCTTACGCTTCTCTTTACACAATGTTACAAATCTCTCCAACAACTGATAAGAAAATAATTAAAGCAGCTTATAGGAAATTAGTTCTTGTTTATCACCCTGATAGAGGTGGTAGTGAAGAGAAATTTAAGGAACTAACAGCAGCTTACGAAAAACTAATGAGCTTATGATGAACCTTTTTATATGTTTATTTCTTGCAATTTACTTTGTAAGAGCAGTGACAGTATTAATCTGTTTGGTGATGTGTTCAAGAAGACTTAATAACAGGATTGATAAAATTTGTGAGTCTCTTCCCGACGAAAGGTCTATTAAAGACCTTGAAATTGAGATAAATAAAATTGACTGGTATCTTGATAATGAACGTGTAGTGAGTGATTTCCTGCATCTGTTTAGAACAATAGACACGCAGAAATGGATTAATCCAAATTTAATTTCATTGCTATATGACCATTATAAAGTCTAATAGAATACTGGTTTTGATTTTAACATTTTTTATAGCGATTGTCTTTGCACAGTCGACTAAAAGTAGTATCTTTGTACATCCTTCAGTTGCAGAGTATCATGTTGAATTTTTAAATGGAGACAGAGATTCTGTTCTTCGCTTTCAACAAAAGCACTATGACTTAATAAAGGATAAGTACGTCTACATTGCCTATTTGCATAGGTATTGCAATCACTACAAATATGGGGAGCTATTAAGAGCCCACAACTAAAATATTCGCAAGGAGTCTCCCGAAATCTTCCATTGTTTTAGTTCGCTGTGGATTTAGACGTCCTGCAGCCCACTATGGACTCCTTGCTACTTGTCCGAGTGGCGAAATGGTAGCCGCGTTAGTCTTAGGAACTAATGAGCTAAGCTCGTGTGAGTTCGAATCTCACCTCGGATACATTATTAACAATTAAATTTTTTAGATTATGTCACTTATTTCAAAGAAAGCTAACACTACTGCTGAATTAGCAACATCTGCCGACAACTTATTGAAGGTATTTAAGAACACTGTTTCTGGTTTGTCCGGAGTAATTACCAAAGCTAGAGAACAAGCTGCAATCAAACAACAAGAAGCTGATGCTGCACTAGCAGAGAAGAAAGCTCTTGAAGAAGTAGCAGAAAAGAATGAAACTACACTCAACAAGTTAACCGACTTGTTAGGTTGATAGAAGGAGGGTTGGGTGAGTGGTTTAAACCAGCGCTCTGCTAAGGCGCCGGCCCTTCGGGGTCCGTCAGTTCGAATCTGACACCCTCCACTTACAACAATTAAAGATTAAGAATTTATGATTTCATTAAAAATATCAGAAGATTGGAAAAAGCGTTTTGTACAAGAAATGTACGCAAATGACAAATACTATGATGAATTTATAGACGATGACATAGTTAGAGCTTACTATTTTGGATTCTTTATTCAAGATGTTTGCGAAGAAATGCAGTCTGATGGATTCAAAACCGGAGAACCCGATGAACAACTTACTCCAATGAAGTGGGCTGTTAGGCGTTATAAACCTCAATTAGTTTTCTGGAAAAAGAAGTATGTTGATACTTATGGTGAAATGGTAATTCTCTCCGAAATGGATGCTTACATTCTTAATAAAATTGTTGTTGATAGTGACGATGATTTACTAAGAATCGCAACCTGTCTTGGTAGAGACTCTTATATTACAGTGCGCAAAGCACAAGAAGAAAAATAATCTTGAAATATAGAATTTATACTGATGGCGCATACAGTAGTGCCCTGAACCAAGGAGGAATCGGGGTAGTATTTGTAAAGGAAGAAGATAAAAAACTTATTAAAGTTGCAGAAGTTTCTAAAGGCTATAAGAATACAACAAATAACAGAATGGAGCTTAAAGCTATCATTGCTGCATTTAAATGTATAACTTCTTATATGGAAGATGTTACTATTATTAGTGACTCAATGTATGCAATTGGAACTTCTCGAATAGGAGAATTAAAATATAAAAGAAATACAAATTTAGATGTTTTACAAGAACTTGATAATATTGTTAAAGAGAAGCGAAGCCTTATTGGTAATCTTCGTATTGGCTGGGTAAAAGGCCATTTTGAAGATGAATTTAATGCAAGGGCTGATAAAATAGCAGTAGAAGCAAGTCAACAACTTATGACATAATGGATAAATCATATGTTACTCTGGAAACAGCCAAGCTGTTAAAAGAAAAAGGATTTAATGAATGGTGTGAATGGGTTTATGAAGACCACGGTGCAACACATAGTACAATAGATGCTGATTTCGTTGGTCATTCAAATTCAAACCTTGAAAACAATCAATATGCAATACCTCTTCAATCTGAAGCCCAAACATGGTTGCGAAATAGAAAAAATGTTATAGTTATAGTTGATTATGACATAGTATATTCAAAGAAATGGGATTATGAAATTTGGTATGACGGAGCTCTACGTGTCTCTTCCTTTGAGAGATATGATTCTTATGAAGAAGCTCTTGAAAAAGGACTTAAAGAAGCGATAGACTTTATTTAAAAAATAGTAAAGATGGCTTACAGCAATGTAACAACAATGATACTAGAGTTAGGATAAGTAGACCCCTCTTCTGTCAGAGGTAAAACAGGCAGAAAGCCATCTGATTATTGGGCTATAGTGTAGTGGTAGTCACTAATCTTATCGCTGTCTCGTGGTGTAATTGGCAACACGTCAGGTTTTGGTCCTGAAATTGGGGAATCGTACTCCTCCGAGACAACAACAGTAGGATAATTTAATCACATTATTAGTGTTTATAAGATTTCTAACTCGAAGTTTGTAGGTTCGAAAATAATTATTATATTAGCATTGACTAAAAATAATAATTATGAGTAAATACGAATGGGATTTAGGAGAAATTAAAATTGCAGTAAAAGAATCTATTAATTTTACTGAAGTTTTAGATAAAATAGGAGTTCCAAGACAAGGAAATAATAGTAAAACTCTTAAAAATATATTAGATACTAATAATATAGATTATTCGCACTTTACAGGTAGGGCTAGAAGTTATAAGACTTCTTATATAAGTGCCTCTGAATATCTAAATTCTGATAAAAAGATTGGAACATTTGCGCTAAAGAAGAAGCTATTGAAGGAAAATTTAATAGAAAACAGATGTGCAATTTGTGGATTGACAGAATGGCAAAACAAACCTATTACTTTGCAACTCCATCATGTTGATGGGAATCCAAACAATAACAGTTTAGATAATTTGCAACTATTATGTCCTAATTGTCACTCACAAACTGACAACTATTGTGGAAGTGCTAATGTGGAACAAACTAAATATTATTGCAAGGACTGTGGTTCGGAAATTACAAGAGGTGCAGTTTATTGTACAGTATGTTCTCGTAAGCATACACGAAAGGTAGAGGACAGACCTAGTAAAGAACAATTATTACATGATTTTAAAGAATTGAAATCTTTTGTACAAGTAGGTAAAAAATATGAAGTATCTGATAATGCGGTACGAAAATGGATGAAAACTTATGAATTGCCTAGTTCTGCAAAGGAATTAAAAGAATTAGTGAAAACCATTTAAGGCAGTCTAGGTTCGAATCCTAGTAGCCCAACTAACTTTAAAAATTAATTAGATTATGAATACATTATTGTTATTTTTAGTTGTATTGTATTTAGTTACTCTCATTTCATACACATTTATTTGTGACCATGCAAAAATAGAGGTTTCTATTAACCCTGTTTCATTCGTAATCACTTTGTGTCCAATTGTAAATACATTGTATGTAATATATTTGATGCGCCAAATTCCATCTCTTTCTATAAAAAATATATTGACAAATATAAAAAGAACATGGATGGGGTGGTGTAAGGAAACATTCAATGTGAACGAATAAATATATGAGTAGAAACAGAAGCACAACAGTTAAAAAATACTCTAAACTTCTTAAAGAAGATAGAGATTGGGACTGGGCATATATGCTCGAGTTAGAGCAATTTAAACTTAAGAGAATGTCCAAATATTTTGCTGAATCTCAACTGGTACGTGGATGGGAACAAATGGTTTCTGAAATCAATCTGTGTATAAAGTTAATCGATGTTGTTATGGAAAGAGACCAAAAAGGTTATCTCTATAACAATACTAAGAAACTTCCCTATATAAACAGTAAAAATTGGAAGAGATTTATATCTTGGCATCCTGAATCTATTAATGATTACTATCTTGATGATTTGAGACAGGCTAAAGCACTACATCTGTATAATCTCATTAGAACATACAGAATGAGAAGTTGGTGGGATTAATCAAATTTATAAAGCATGAAATATAAAAAGAAATTAGCAAGACTTAAAGCTCGCCAAGATTGGTGGGACAGACAAGGTAAGGATTACCAAGCAGCAAACAAGAAACCTGGTTCAGTAAAAGGAAGATAGTATGGAAAAGTATGTAATGGTTGGGTTTCCTGAAGTTATAGACTTTATGGAACACGAGAGATGGGGAGAATGCATTTCCTGCTATGCAGTTGATGGGCATCCCTGCTATATGATTCCAGAAAGCCTGTATGAAGAACACATTCCTACTGAAATAAAGGAATGCATTGGAGAAACCTTTATTGTTGAAGGTCAGGAAGCTGTCTTAGTAGGATATAACTCCGAAAGTCGTGAAAATGACTGTATCGTAGGATTTAGAAGTAGTATGGGTTGGACTGGATTTGAAGATTCTGATGTAATCTTGTCTGATGAAGAATTTGAAACTTATTGGTATATTCCGTGGGATGAATTACAAGAAAGCCGTTCGGAGTAAGGGAAGCCGGCCTCTGCGATAATATCGAAACCTTGTATGCTCTGTAGAGCACGAACCGGACATGGAGAGAACGGCTGCTCTCCAAAATATAAAGTAAAGAGGACGTAGGCTTGGAAGTAGCCATCGTTTAAAGAGTTGCGAGTAGGTTGTCCGATTAAGGACGTAATTATGGTAGAAAGCCTTGCTGATAGCCCCGAATCAAGAATGAAATAATGTCGTATTAAGGTCTTCGTTGAAACTACCTATAAATGAAGAAGATAAAGCGAGATACGGGTAACTCCAGCTAGAGCATTTGGTGTAACAACACACTCTTTACACTTTTTTAACAAAGGGCTATATTAATGTACTTAAACCAGAGCCCTTGAACCTTAAAACTGATAAGTAAGGAAGATGTATTTCGACCCTTACCTCTGTTAGCATAGGTGACAGACCATTGGGTAATTCCATAGGAGTGCTGTTTAGAAGTACACAGTGCACTTGTTAGGTATATCCTAGCACACTGCACTTTAAAATGGACAAAAGTCCCACACATAGATTAAGGTCTTTGTACTGGGCATTAGACCGCTAGCTCACGCGGTATATAAGACAGGATTGCCGGACCCGTAGGTGTAACGAGATAAATACCTACACTTGCCCTGTTAGCTCAGTGAATAGAGCAGCACACTTCTAATGTGCGGGTCGCTGGTTTGAATCCAGCACGGGGTACTTATTAACAATTAAAAGATTAGATATGAAATATTTAGTAGGATTATTGCTGGGAGGTCTTATGGAAGACCCTGAACCAAGGTTTGGTAACCCTTATTTAATAGTAGAAGCTCCTGATGAAAAAACTGCGAGAAAACTTTACAATGAAGCGACTAACGCATATTACTTCTACGGTGATGTTATGGGACAAGAGACTGACAATGGTTGGACTGCAACAAGCCCACATGCCAGTCAATCTAAACTTGAATATGCTTTAAATGAAGCAAAACTCTTAAACAATGTGCAAGAAAAAGAAACATGATAAATTGGGAGCAATGTTTGCGTTATCCCAATGTAAAAGAGTTGGCAATTACAATTCTCTACGTAACGAAAGAAGGTATTACTATTGTAGTGAATGTAACTCTTATCATTTAACGTCTAAATAATCTAAAGTTCAAGGTACAAAACAAGTAATAATATGATTGGATTTGTAGAGTATTTGATTAGTAAGGGATATAAGCCTTATCGTAAAGTAATGTCCAAGAAGGGTTCTACATATGTAGAAGATTCCAATATAGGATTCTATTCTTCTATGTCAGAACACATTGACCTTCGTCTTATTAAGGACGGTAGAACAAGAGAAGTAGTGTATGGATTACATGAGAGAGGACATTCTCCCACTCTTATTTATCCAAGACCTAAAGGTGTAGTTACTGATGCTGATATGGATAGAATATTCCTAAACCACTCATTTGAAGAAATTGCTGAAATGATAGGAATTGCACGATGAGGAGGGCACACGTATAGAGTTCTACAATACGTTATGGGAGGAGTCGGAGACTAACAAGAACAGTTGGGGCAAGACTAAGTAATCGTGTATAAAATATTTAATCCTCGGACTTACTAAAGTTCGGGGATTTTTTGTATAAATTAAATTGCAATGGATAAGGAAAACTATCAAAAAGTTGCCAAGTTTTGTGCTAAAGGCAAATGTAAACCGAGAGAAAATTCTTATGGAGTAGTATGGTGTGTTCGTTGTGGTAAACTACATGGATACAATACTCCCGCAGAACCTTTAAAGGAGGAGGATAAAATTATTGTAAATTTATGACAAATTCAGAAAAACTTAAGATTCTCAAGCAGGCTAAGAAGTTGTTTGTAGAACACCCAGAATACTGGGGAATGTGTTTTTGCATTGAACATGCTATGGCTGGAACTGAAAGAGGTATTACTATATATGACGAACGTGATATAGTAGCACTATTTCCTGAATTTAATAGGAAATTTCTTGATGCTCCAAAGGACAGAAACGGTAAAGCATTTTGGTGGACTCCAGATAGTGAGGAAGGACACACTGCTAGGGTTAAAGCATTTAATAAACTAATTGAACACTATGAGCACGCAGAGACGATTTGAAGTACTTAAAGATTTGTTTGAAGCTAACAAGCAGTCCGCAACTCTGGGTGAACTTATTAGAATCCAGAAGGAATTATTTAGCTATAACATTAAAGCTTTAGTTGGGCTTCGTCAAGAAACTGGATACTTTACAGCTGAAACCTTTATCTATAATTATGAGAAAGCTACAGCTGGAAAACCTCACTTTGATAGAGTATTTTCTCCATTTGGATTTGCTACATATGAGGAAGCACTCAAGAAATCAATTGAACAAGGATTTGATAATTTTAGTATTACTCAACCAAAAATATAAATATGAATTTTAAAGATGTGTATAAACTACCTTTAGAGAAATATGAAGGTACGGACAAAGTGTTTCATGCAAATGGACACATGGCATTTGACTTCCTTCGTAGATATAAAGGCGAAGACGAAGACATAGTGCACGTGGCGGAAGAATCGCAGAAGAAAATAGTTAATATTCTTAACGGTGATGACAGCCAGAATATCGAACATCCCTTGAAATATGAGGATGGATATATCTCCATTAAAAGGGAGGATAAATGGTTTAAAATCATGTTGGTTCGTGGTTGGGGTTATCTGATTGGTACTGGAGGATTGAATCTTTCAGCAGAAGAAGCCGCGAAGATTCAAGATGATTTTGGCAATTGGATTGTTAAAACTCTAAGTAAAAAGAAAGAATGATAGCATTTAAAGTTATGGTTTTCGTAATTATGTTGTTGTTGGCAATATATTACGGCATGTTAGTGTTCCACTTGCTCGGTGCGTTCAAATTAACTAACAGGAAAATTACACTTGTAAGGTGTATTATTCCATTCTATTACTGGATAGCAAATCCAGAGAGCTATAAATAAGATTGTATAATTTTTAAATATTTAAAAACAATGAAAAGATTTAAACTTTTGGGTATTATTGTTGGCATTTTTGCCGTAGTGTTAATTGCTTGTTTCCCGATGTTGATGGAAGACATGGACAAGAGTAAGATTGGTATCAATCAAATTCCTATCTCCGGTACGTATGAATATTGGACCAATGGTGGTTTCCAGTGGCAAAAGTTCGGTAACGTGTCTGTTTACGACAAGACCAGTCAGATTTGGTTCAATGAAGTAAAGAAAGACCAAGATGGTAACGTATCCGTGGATATAAGTATGGAAAACCCAGCAATGGCTATTACTTACAATGATAAAGGTAAGGGATTTGTATTGGGCTCAGTTCGAGTAGAAATGCCGTTAGAGCAAAAATATCTTGAACGTATTCAAACTCACTATGGTTCACAGGAGAGACTTATTAAAGACTTGGTTAAGCCGACTCTTGGTAAAGTAGTTATATCATGTGGCCCTCTTATGTCTTCATTGGAATCAGTAAGTGAGAAGAGAACTGACTTAATTGCGCTTATTACAGACCAGTTGAATTATGGTGTTTATAAAACTCGCGTTAAAACAGTAGAAACTATTAATCCTCTTACTGGTGAGAAACAATTACAGAAAGTGGCAGAAGCGATTTCTGATAGCCTTGCACCTAACGGTGTTAAGAGACAGGAAGAATCTCCGTTTGCTTTCTATGGTTTGAAAGTTTCTCAATTATCAATTAACGACCTTGAGTATGAATCAGCAACTTTAGCTCAAATTTCTAAGCAAAGAGAAGCTGATATGTCTATTGTAACCGCTAAAGCTAAAGCACTGGAAGCCGTTCAGAAAACAATCCAAATTGAAGAAGAAGGTAAGGCATCAGCAGCTCAAGCTAAATGGGAACAGGAAAAGGTTAAGGCTGTAGAAGTAACTAAAGCACAGCAAGCATTTGAAGTAGCAGAATTACAGGCTAAAGAAGCTAATGAGAAAGCTAAGAAAATTATCGCTGAAGGTAGAGCAGAAGCAGAAGCTAATAAACTTAAAGTTCAAGCAGGTTTGACTCCGCAAGAGAAAGCTGAATGGGACTATAAGACAACTGTTGGTGTAGCAGAAGCATTATCTAAATCAGAGGTTAAATGGGTTCCAGATGTCATGATGGGTGGCAGTAATGGAAATAACGCTATGGATGCAGTAGGTTTGAAGATGGTAATGGATATCGCCGACAAACTGAACAAGTCCAAATAAGCTGAATAATATCTAAAAACTAAATTCTTAAAGCCCTATCCATATACACTTGCTATGTGGGTAGGGCTTATTTTTTTTGACTTAATTTATGACTAAAAAGAAAATTAAGAAGTTCATCCTACTTCCCGATACAAAGGATGGGCAGTATGTACATGCCGTACTAAAGTATAAAATCCTCTCTGATGTCATTAAGGTTAGGATTAAATATTATCATGCCACTAATACAATAGAGGTAAAGGCAATTACTGGTGCTGTTAAGAATCCAAATCTATGTCGAATTCTTGATGTTAAAGCTCTTGCAAGAGAGTTTAATAACATTCTGGATAATAGAGTAGAATTTGAACCTAGGCTTACTGAAGAAATGCTAATGACACAATTTGTTAATCAAGGTTTAATTTATCCGTTTTAAATTATGGAAGTAACTTCACATCATAGAGAACCGATTATAAGCTACTCTCCTCTTGAGGTTTTTAAATTCAACGGGAGAGAAGTAATATGTATTCCTGCAAGTCTTACGAAGAATGATACTTGCTGTTGTGCGGATTGTGTATTTACTGATTCAGGAATATGTAATAGCGTTGTATGTACAGACATGTTCTTTGTACCTACAGATAATATTCCTTCGTATGTCACATACGAGCACTCTCCAGAGCCAAGTCCGAAAGAACCTTCTGTAACAGTGGCCAACAAAAGAAAGCATAAATGAGCAAGGTAGAAGACTTAATTGGAAAGAAAGTAAAATTGACCAAATTGGAGTCCGTAAGATATAAAGATGGACATCCAAATGGTATTGAAGAAGGCTATACTATGGAAGGAAGACTTCTCGGAGTGAAAATAGGGTGGATGTTGGAAATGAGTGGAGATAGAGGAATACTCGATTATTTCCACACTTCTGAAGTATTAAAAATAGAGGACAATTTGGTTTACACTAAAAACTCTATTTATAAAGTAGAGGAGGTATAGCTATGTGTATGTATGTTCCCATAGGAAGAAGACCTCTTAAGCCTAAGGTAGCGAAAAGTGACATTAAATGTTTCAAAATCGTTGCTATTGATAATGAGAAAAACATCCACTCGGCTGTCAGGAAATTTCCCTATCGGTTAAATAAAACTTATACGGCAGAAGGAGATTTCTCTAAGATTTATTATACTGGGCATTACTATTATCACATAGATAAGGGAGGATTCCACAGTTTCGTTGAAATAGAAGATACATTTAATAGCTATAAGCATTACGAAAGTACCAATGAGGAAAAGATGGTAATGGTTAGATGTCATATCCCTAAAGGTTCTCTTTACTACATGGGAGAATCATTGGGCGGAGAACCTAACTACGTCTCTCAAAGTATAGTAATTGATGAAATAATACATGATAATTGAAGAAAAAGACTTTCGTTTAACCCCAGTAAATGATTCTTCTCCTATGTTTGACCTTGAGCTTTTACATATAGTAAAACCTAAGGGTGGAGAACCAAGAGAGGAATTTAAAGTTGCTGGATATGGATTGCCTTTAGAAGCTGTGGTTAAAAGAATCATCAGCTTTAGAATACAATCCAAACGTGGAGATGAAACCATATCTTTAAAAGAGTATTTGGAAGACTATAAACAGATTCAGAAGGAAATTAAAGAAATATGTATGCAGAATTAATTAATACTATAAATTCAGTAGCAGCTACTTGTGAAGAAAAATTCAATATAAATTCTGGAGGTTGCTGTTATTTTGCTTATTTGATAGCTCGTGAACTTGATAAGCGTAAAATAAAGTATAAACTTGCAATAGAAGATTGGACTTTTTCAAAGAAATTTTGTAAAACCAATCGACTAAAAGCAAGGAAAGCCCTTAAGAATAGGCAGTCTTACGTTGGTGGAAATAGTTTGGTTAATTGTAACCATTTTACTTTAATGGTAGGTGGAGAATTAGTCAACCACGAATCAGATTGTAGAAGTGAGGTAATTTTAGTAAGTTACATAAATTCCGAAGACATTGACTGGATTTATAAAACAGGAAGGTGGAATGACTTTTATAAAAGAAAGAACAATCCTACTGTAAAACGTATGGTAATTAAAGCATTTAACGAATATGAAAAAAGAATCCAAGAAAAAGACAGAAAGAAAAGAAGTGTACGTTCCAGTGAAGAGTCTCTTCTGTGCCCGCTGTCAAGGTCAGACAAGTCACTCCTTATGTGATTACGAGAACAAAATCTATAAGTGTAACATCTGCAAAACAGTTCGTTCTGTATGATATTTGTAATTTTAGCATTTTATGTACTGCCGGTTCTGTTGTTAACAGACTTATTAATTACGGCATATAAACTAGCAAAAGGAGAAGGAGACGAAGTTTTACTAATCCATGCCATCATTGGAGTACTTGCTGCACTCATTCCACTTATTAATTTAATATTTTTAATATTGATTTTTAGAGCAATAAGTGACATATCCAAAGACGAAATGGATGAGCTTAGTAAACATAGTATAGTCTTTAAATTTTTGTTTAAGAAAATTTGAAAAAAATATTGTTAGGACTTACCTTGGGAATAGTTCTCATGGTAGGTTGCAGTGGAACTCCAACTGCAAATGGGAGTTATAATGGTATTGTTATTAATCGTATAGGAACATTCAGTTCCAGTATACGAAATGACGGTACTATACATACCTTTACTTACAAAGGTAATGAATATATCGTAGCCAGTAATGGATACAAGGGTGGAATATCATTAATTCAAATCAATAAATAATTATAATCATGAAAAAGATTGAAAAACCAAAGAGAGTACAACAAAGTGACGAAGAATTAAGAGTTGATGTGTATAACGATGCAGAAATGGTTGCATTGGGAATACGTGTTCCACCACTTGCTCCAAGAGACCCTTTGGTGTGGACAAAGACTCCTTCCGAAAAGTTCATTTTGAAGCGTGAGCGGGCTCGTGATAAGACCGAGTTCCTTACTAGATGGGCAGGAAAGAAGAAGAGTATTCCGGTCTATGATAAGCTCATAGTAAGGCTACACAAAGCGCCAAAAGGTGGTAAGAACACTTTGTCTATCAAATGTGGACAGAGTGACATACCTAAGATTTTGGCACGATATAAAGATAATGTTGTAAATTATTCATGGAATGGCAAAACCTACACCGGAACCAGTCTACCATTCTGGGGACGTTAAAGTAGTAGTGACAGACAGCTTTATCTACGAAGTAAATCTTTATAGAATCTTCAAAAATAGAGCTGAATGTGTAGGCTCTCAACACTACTCAACAGAAAAACCTATTGGCAAATTTAAGGAGTGTGAAACAGTTAAAACCAAGACATGCACATACATGAAGTGTGTTGCATGGATTGGTGCTCCTATGTCATATATTGAGAGTAATGGATTTAAATTATACGATAAAAATGGAGAAAAAGGAAAGCGAAAAACCAGTCGTAAGAAACGATAGCGTTGCTCCTACAATGGCAAAGACCGAGCAAACAATCGACAAAAGCAGAAGAGTATGTACTCTTAGCCATGTAATGATTGAAATGTTGGTAAAACAACTCGGTGCAGAATTGAGCAACCACAATCTTTACAGAACATTTGCCAACTATTTTAGTTGTCAAGGACTTCCGAAGCTTGAAGAATACTTTATTCTAAGAGCTGATGAAGAAGATAATCATCACAACTGGATTCTTTGGTATCTAAACTATAATGATGCCGAATTTCAGTATCCAAGAATTGAAGCCATAAATGTGGACATTCCTAATAGAGCTTATCCATTCGAAGCTACTGTAGACAGAGAAATCGAAACTACAGAATCAATCAATAAGATTGTTAAACAAGCTATTCAGGAAGGTGATTGGGCTACAGAAGCATGGTTGAAAGGTAATGACGATGAACATGGTAAACTTGTTCTGGAACAAATTGAAGAAGAGTCAATCAGTCGTACTATTGCCGAAATGGCAAACGAGGATACTGACTGGCAAACTAAACAGGATACTATCCTAAGTTTCTATCTGGATTATCCGGGAAGAAACCCAAATGACGATTAATAAACATTAAAAATTATACAAAATGAAAAAAGTAGCTGAATTTATTGAAGGAACTTTTATTGATTATAAAGGTGACAAACGTGAGTACACAATCTGCGCATTGAGCTGTCCGATTGAAGAAGGTGATGATAAAGCAAGTGACAGCGAAGTAAAACAACTTCGTCTTGGTATTGCAGTAAGACGTGACGGTGACGAATATGTCCGTGGAATTGGTATGGCAGAAGCTGAAAGAAAAGCTAAAGAAAATCCGTTCTCTGTTCTCCGTTCTGATACTTGTGGTGTAATCAACTCTACTATGGTACAGGCTATTCTTGAACAAGAAGCCGAATTCTTTGAAAATAATCCAGGTAAATATATCAAGGCATACAATGATGATGCAGAAAGATATTTCTATGAACTGGAACTTGAAGAGGAGCGTCAGAAAATGAGCAAAAAGATGCAAGACATTCATGATTACTTGCTGGTTGCTCCGGACTGGGAACTCGAAATTCTTGTTGAGTGCCTTATGTACGATGCCGAATTACAGAGAAAGGGGAAACTGTAATGAAAGACCACTGGACTCTTTATTTATTAATAGGATTGCTCTGCATTGCAGGGACTATGACTATTATGGATAGGGTCTATAAGAAGAACTTTCGGACATCTCCTAGTGATGATTATAAAGAGTTGGTGCGGGACATCGACTCTTTAAATAATCACATCAGTAACATTAATAAAGTCAACGATAGTTTACTTAATGCTATTGATACCACTAAAGTAAAAATAATAAAAATTCGTGAAAAATATGAAGCAGATTATATTGATATTACTAATCAGCCTCTTGGGGACGATGTCAAGTTTTTCTCAGACTACCTATCCGAAAGTTACGGAAGATTCTTTGGTGGTAATAACTCCTCAACAGTTGAAGCACACTAATCTAATCTTTTTAGAGCATAGAAAGCTTTCTAAGGAAGTGGATTTATTAATTCAGCAAGTAAACGGTCTTGAGACTGTTAATAAGAATCTTGTTGCAATGGATTCTCTAAGGCTGTCCCAATTGAATAGATGTATGTTACAGGCAGATATTAATGACCAAGTTATTAATTCTTTAAACATACAGTTAGCCAAAAAGGAAAAACGAGTAAAGAAACTTAGGAATTTATCCATAGGTGGATTCACTGTTGCAGCAGGATTATTTGCAGTATTATTTATAAAATGAAAGACGTAAGGTATTGGATTGGATTAATTGTTGGAGCTGCCATAATATCTTCTTTAGTAAGTAATGTAATAGCTATGTGTTTTATGTGTCTTACTTGGGGAATATTTTTAGCATGGTTGGCCGATGATTGATATAATTGAACAATGGGAAGCAAAAGGATTCCGAATCTGTATTTTTCCGCAACAAAATAAAGGTCAATGGTTGTGGACTGCTGGGGTATATATCGGTAATGTCACAACAGCACATTGGGCAGATTCAAATAATGGATTGCCTAGAGCTGGATATTTGAAGTACAGTGAAGCACTAGATGCTGCTGTTAAATTTTGTGAAAACTATAAACCTAAGACTAGTGGCAAAAAAGCAGGCAATAGATAAGGATAAGGACGGGGTTAAATATAAATATCCTGCACGTACTTGTAAGGAATGTGCTAAGTATCCTTGTTTTGTAGGAATTGAAAAGAAGATTTGTGACTTTGCGAAGTATGGTTGTGTAGATTATAGAGAAAAATAAAATGACATATTTAATAACAATAATCGTATCCATCATAGTAATATTTTGGTGGATAAAAATAGCAAATAAATATGCTTACAATGGCTGGGATGGAAAGAAGATTAAAGTTCCTAACATTGTAAAGATATTACTTTATGCTGTTTGCATAATTCCATTTCTCAATGTGGCTCTTGCATTTATTTTAGTAACTGCAATAAGCTTCATAGAGTTCGAATGGAAGGGCTGGGAAGAAAACAAACTCTTATATTGGCTATTTAAGAAATGAAAACATATTTATATTATTTAATGCTTATTACGATATGGGCTTGTTTATAAAAATAAGAGAAGTTGGGTTAGAACGCGCACAACCCGGCTGGAGACAAATCCTCGATAAAGATATTGAGGATTATCATGACGGAGAGGATGTTCTATGTTATAACGGGAATTATGGAAGATGCCCAGTAAGTGCTTTTGATGTATTAGAAGAAGTAGAAGCAGATTGCTTCGAAGAGCTTGATTATAAAGGCACTTATTTAGACCCTACTGGTAAAGAGTGGAACGGTAATGGTTGGATAGATAGAGACGGAAAACTCTATCCTTGTGACTGGATGCAGCACGACGACCTTGCTTATTACTACTTTAAGAAATCAGTAGACCAACTTGAAGCATCAGGTTGGATTCGTGTTATGAGGAACACTCCGGGATATAGAGGTAGAATTTCTCAAGCTCAATATAATAAGTGCAAACAGATTGGTATTGAAATTCCTGAAAACGACGTATTATGGCAGTAAAAACAATTGATAGAAGTAAAATGAAAGAATACAACATTTATGCCGGACTCGGCGGGGGCTTTGGCGGAAAAAAGTATCAGTACACTGGCCTATTTGAATCACATGAAGATGCAGAACATGAAGCATGGCAGGCAGCTTGTGAAATATATGATTCTTATGAGGGCTATAATGGCTTAGGTACTTATGCGGATGCAATGGAAGAAGCCTATGGAGAACTCGGTTGGGATAGAGACGATGAAGACCCTGAACTGGTAGACTATGCCAATGAGGTGTTCAATAGTTACATGGAAGACTGGATTGAGTATTGTGCAATTCCTACAGATGAAGACACGGAAACAGATAAGGAAGACCTTATTCGTGACTACATTATAGAGGATGATAACAATACTTGCGAAACTGGTTGCGAGTAACACAGGCCCCGAACAATATGTCACGTATGTATTTCAGGATTTAGAAAGTAAAGAGTATCTTATGTGTGTGCAGTTCCCGAATTGGGAGCATCGCTCACTACGTCTAGGAGAAATAGGCTTTCTAGAGTATAAAGAGATTAGAGCCGGAATTGATACATGGTTCGATGGGAGTAAAATGATTCCCTATAATTACAATAACATACAATTCATAAAGTTTATACCTAAACCAGAGGAAAAGAAACCGTATGTTATGTACATGTAACGGCTAAGAGCACAATAGATAACTTTTAAAACAAATAGATGATGAAAATTTAAGGATAGTAAAAGTTTATAAAAGTTATGACAGTTAAAGAAAAACTAGAAGAAGCGCTTGCAGCAAAAGACAACAATATTAAATCTTTCGTATGGAAGGGTGAGAGAGAAGAAGTGAATGGAGAAAGAATTCAGCCAGAATATCGTTTGGTTGATTGTACTGAAGAACAATTGAGAAAGTTCTATCAGCACTGTAAATCCATGTTGTATAACACTGACAAAACTCATCCGGGAAGATATGTATTGTTAGATATTATTAAAGAACAGAGAGACAAATGTAATACGGAGCTTTATCTTCGCTATCTTGAGAAAGAAACAGAAGATAGAAAACGTTATCCAAGATTCCTTTATAGAAATGATTTGAGTAAAGTCATTGAAGCCAATAAGGAACAACTTACTAAGGATAAATTAAAAGAATATCCTATCTCCACTCTTACTAATGGTATTCCATTAGAGTTTGCAAGCATACCTATCGAACTAGTATTGGACGGATGCTTAGATGCATTAGGTAAATTTAATAAACAACATATAACCCTTACCTTTATCTTGAAACAAGGATTATGGTTTACTCCACAGGAAATGAAAGATTTGACTGAAAAGGATGAAAACGGTAATATCAGAGATAGATTGGAAGTGGTGAGGGAACGTCTTAATCTAAAGTCTACTGCTAATCTATATGTAAATTCGAGAGGATTGACATATGGACAATTAAGAGCGATGATTAACTTGAAGAGTAAGAAGTATTTCGATTTAACAACCGAGCAACTGACTACTTTGAGAGATAAAGTATTGTTCTTACTTGAGGAGGAAGTGAAGTATCACATCGAGCAGTGGGAAACCAGAATGGGGCAAATAGAAAAGGTTGCTGAATATCATGGGTATACTCTCTAAAATTGAGTTTTTCCTTCTTAAAGCTATATTATATTTGTACCTCTCGTTGGGAAAACTTGTTACTATTCCTGTAGATAATTATGTAGTATTAGCATCTATTATCTAATTTGGACTTATTTACACCACCAACAAGGGATGAACGGCAGGAAGAAGGAAGAATTAAATGGATTGATAATAAATGTAAAGGAACTTTAGAATATGGTACTGGTGTAGGTAAGACCTATACTGCAATCAAATGTGCCAAAAGTGTATTGGCCAAATATCCACAGTTTAGAATATTAGTTGTAGTCCCAACTGATTTGCTTAAAGAGCAATGGATTATGAACCTTACTAAACACGGAATTTTCATGAACGCAGAGGTTGTGGTAATCAACACAGTCGTAAAGCATGAATGGACTTGTGATATTCTCATTATTGATGAAATTCACAGAATGGGGGCTGATACATTTAGCGAAGTATTTGAAAAGGTAAAATATCGAATGATACTTGGTCTAACCGCAACACTTGAGAGACTTGATGGAAGACATAAAATTATTGAGAAATATTGTCCAATTATTGATACTATTTCTCTTGAAGAAGCTCTTCAGAATGGATGGGTTTCTGATTATGTTGAATATAAAGTGTATATTGATGCAGACATCTCTGAGTACCAGAAATATAATAGAGAGTTTACTGAACACTTCTCTTACTTTGATTATAACTTCTCTTTAGCCATGCAAATGATTGGTAAAGAGGGTTATAAATATAGAATGGCTTATAGAGACTTTATATGTGAAAGAGACAAGATAAAGGATGGGAAAATAAAGTCTGAAATTCTAAAGGATATCACATTTCATGCTGTTGGTTTTGCAAGAACTATGCAGCAAAGAAAACAATTCATTTATAACCACCCAGATAAAATCAGACTTACTCAATTAATTTGTGATTACAGGCAGGATTGTAAAATAGTCACATTTTCTGCAACTACTAAAATTGCAGAAAAAATAAAACGAGGGTCTGTTTATACTGGAAAAGATTCAAAAAAGAAAAGCAGAATAACTCTCGAAGAGTTCAGTAAAATGGATACTGGGGTATTAAATACCGTTAAAAAAGCAGATGAGGGAATGGATGTTTCTGGACTATCTGTAGCTATAATTTTAGGAATGGATTCTAGCCCCACCAAAATGATACAGAGAACTGGAAGAGTAGTCAGGTTTGCTCCGAATAAACGTGCAGAAATATTTACCTTTGTGGTAAGAGGAACTGTTGAAGAAGAATGGTTTAATAAATCACATGTCAATAAGAAATATGTAACTTTGGATGAGGAACAGTTAATGCATGTATTAAGGAGAGAACCTTTTGAAGAAATAAAAAAGAAACCAATGATCTTTATGTTTAGGTATTAATATGACAATACAAGAAGCAGGAAAAAACTATGACGTATCAATGAATTATTGGTACGATGAGGATGCCGATTTATGGGGATGGACTTGGACATTAAACTGTGGGTATCAATGCTGGGATAGCAAATATACCTATGCAGACCCAGCCGAGTGTCAAAGAAATCTCGAATTCTTCCTCAAAACATGGACAGGGCCAACCAAGTGATTTAGGTTAAATTTGCCTAAATCTTGCTTGAGTTTGGAAATGTCAATTATTTTTATTATCTTTGTAATCCAATTCGAAATGATATTAGAAAGACAAGTAGAATTACTGTTGTTAGCTAGAATCCTAGACGCAACAGAAAACATGGACTTTTTTACCGTCGACGACCAACTTTATAGTGTAGCAGCTATAGACCATAGGGTAGACGAGCTGTTAAAAGAGTTCTTAGAACCGTATGTAATTGATAACGCTCTGAAAGGAGATTAAAGTGATTACAGTTAGAGATTAATAAATTACTTATTTAATTTTTAACTGTTTGGATAAATTAAGTTTAACAATAGACAATGAGCTAGCAATTTTAGAGAAGTATCAAATTTCTCCAAATGAGCTATTTACAATTAGAATTTTACTTCTTGCGAAAGAAGAATATAACCCTGAATACGTTTTTAGATTCTTAGCAATACCAGAAGAAATGAGAGGAGATTTAAGAAGTACTTTAATCTCTTTACAAAATAAAGGTATAATATTGAAGTCTTATAAGATTCCTAATAAAGGAGAACAGTTTTATCCTGAACAAGTCGATTTTGCCGTAAACTTCTTAAAGACTTTTTATAGAGCTTCTTTTGATATGGGTAAGGAATTATTTGAAGCTTATCCAGCATTTACGAACATCAATGGGGTGACCTATGGATTACGTAATATTGCTAAGAAATTTGACAGTCTTGAAGATTTCTTCCGGTTTTATGGTAAATCCATAAGACACAACCCAGCTGAACATGAACACATTTTGGAGTGTTTGAACTGGGCATTAGAAAATACTAACTTTATTAATTTTGGTATTTGTGAATTTGTAATATCCCAGAAATGGAAGGATATAGAAATATTAATGAGTGGAGATTATGATGGTGTGAACTTTTCTGCAATTAGGTCTCTATGATAACAAATTCGTTAGTACATCAAATCACATTAGGAAGAAGTGGAAAGAACTGGGGATTAAGTATGGGTATGCCCAAGTTGGAAAGTATTATAGATGGAGTAACTAAGGGAACTTATACTCTGTTATTTAGTGGAACTGGCTCTGGTAAGACTTCATTGGCTTTGTATTCTTACATTTATAGACCACTGGTTGAACACTTACATGATAATAAATTCAAAGTTACATATTATAGTTTGGAAATGAGTAGCGAATTGCTGTTTGCCAAATTATTATGTATGCACATATTCGAGGAATATGGAGTTGAATTATCTACTAAAGAATTACTTTCCAAAGAAAAGGGATATACCTTAAGTGAGGAAAACTATCAACTTGTTCTTAACTCTTTACCTTGGCTACATGATGTGGAAAAGGTTATTACAGTTCATGATAAGGCTTTAAATGCAGAGATTCTGTATTCGTCTTTAATGAAAGAATTGGAAGGAAGAGGTAAGTTCATTGAAACGGAGACTAGAACTATTTATGAACCGGATAATGAAGACCTGATTCATTTAGTAGTAATAGACCACTTAAGTCTTGTACGTAAATCTCAAGGAAGAAGCCTAAAGGAAGAAATGGATTTAATTTCATCTTATTTGGTTACTTTGAGAAATAGATGTGGAATCAGTCCGCTAGTCATTATGCAGGCGAATAGAGATTCTACCTCAATGGACAGAAAGAAAGCCGGGTTTGATAATATGCAAATCTCAGATATTAAGGATAGTGGTTCTCCAGCTCAGGATAGCGAAATCATTATTTCCATTTTCAATCCACATAGAGAAAGACTGAATAAATATAAGGGTTATGATATAAAGACATTACAATCTAGATTTAGAAGCATAACTGTTCTGAAGAATCGTTATGGTGAGTCGGATATAGAAGTAGGAACTACGTTCTATGGAAAATGTGGACTCTGGAAGGAGTTACCTAAATCTGACGAAATCTATGATTACGGGAAGTATTTAACTTCCGACTATGTAAAGGAAACCTATGAAGAGATACAACCAAAGAAAATAGATGCCAAAGAAAATAAACCTTTACAAATAAGTATTAAACTATAATGGCAGAAATGATTTGTATTTGTGGAGAGTCTGGTTCTGGAAAGACTACTTCAATCAGAAATTTAAATCCAGAAGAAACTTTTATCATTACAACAACAGGTAAAAGACCGGGTATTCCTGGAGCAAAGAAAAAGTATCGTAATCTTAATACTGCTGGTAAGAATCCAGAAGAGTTAGGAAACTTTTATACTACGACTAGTGTTGATAATGTTGCAACTATGTTGAAACTTATTAACAGTAAAATGACATGGATTAAATATGTTATCATTGATGACTTCCAATATTTCATGGCGTTTGAAGCTATGGATAGAGCTAAGGAGAAAGGATATGAGAAGTTTACTGAAATGGCACAACATGCTTATTCTGTATTGAAGAATGCAATGAATCTTCGTGATGATTTGTATATTGTGGTATCTACTCATAGTGAAAATATTGGAGATAGAGTTAACCAATATCTAAAGATTAAGACTCTTGGAAAGATGTTGGATTCAGTTATTACTCTGGAAGGTTTGTTCACTTATGTACTTTTCACTACAATCGAAAAGGATGAAGAAAATAAGCCTAAGTATATGTTCAAGACCAATTCAGACGGAACTTGCACTGCTAAGTCTCCTATGGGATTGTTTGACGAACTATTGATAGATAACGATTTAAATATGGTAATTTCACGTATTAAGGAATATAATGGTGAGGATTAAAATGCTGATTGTATTCGATTTCGACCCAGAGACAGGGGAGTATACTCCCGTCTCTCGCGAAATCATAAATGAAGGAGAGACTGGTGCAAAGAAAACTGAAACTAAAAGCACCTCTAAAAAGAAGTCTAAGTCTTTCCTTCCAGATAGTAAAGAACCTTTAATTGTTCTTGAAGATAATAAGTATATATTAAATGAAGCCGCTGCAGAAGCACTTGGTGTTAGTCCTGATGATAGAATTGACATTAAGTATGAAAAGCAAGGTAAGCTTCTAAAGCCTGTGATAGGTTCTAATGAAGCGTTTGGAACTAAGGGAGGAAATAAGCTGACTAACTCTTTAACTGTAAGTTGCAGAGGTAAAGCTAATGAAACTCTTAGTGAATATGGTTCTCAATTTACGTTAGTTCCCCATGCACATAAGGATGGATTGTTCATGCTTATTGGGGATAAGACCCCAGAGGAACCACAATCAACGGATGATAAGATTGATACAAGCAAGGTAGATGAAGAGCCTAGTGAAGATATCCCATTGGATATTCAATTAGCAAATATGATTCAAGATGATTCAGTAGAAGAAGATACTATTACATCATTTGACTTTACATTAAAATAATCTACAATATGGAATTAAATTTTAACCTCTCAGCAACACCGTCAGTATCAACATCTAAACCTAGATTGAAACCTTATGAGATTCATAGAGTTAAGCTCGCAGAAGCTAAGGTGGAAACACTTAAAGGTAAGAAAGACCCTGATGCTGTGTATGAAATTCTAAAAGTTAGATTCGAGAACAACGAAGGCTATTACGAAGAAAGCATTTTCTTCCCAAAAGAAGGGGATGATAAAAGACCCACAAGACAGAACAAAGAAGGACACGAAGTTGAAAGCCCTAGCAATTTCGAGAGAACAATGTCCTTTATCGCTCAAGTAGGTACAGTGATGAACCCAACTGAGTTTGAAAAATTAAAGGGTATACCATTCAAGAGCTTTGGTGAGTTGTGTGACCACTTCATCAAAATTCTTAAGCCGAAATATGGTACAGAGACTAATTTGAAATTGATTGGGGCAACTGACAAAGACGGAAATTTCGTACCTCGTCTTCCTTATTTCTTAGCACTTAACAAACAAGGTGAAGTGTTCGTTTCTGATAACTTTATTGGAGACAATCTATTCTTTACTGAATATGATTTAAAGAGAAAAGAAGAATTGAAGGCTAAGAAACCAACTGATGTCGACGCCATTGAGAAAAAGAACAGTGCGGCTGATGCAGCTTCTGATACTCAATCAGTTGACGAAATCGACTTTAATTCTTTAAAGTAAAAGCTAACATTTCTTAGCTCTTACTAATCTTATTAAGAGTTATTTGGAATTGAGATTTAAAACTATTATCTTTGTAGTTCAATGAAATAATATGTTAATATGCAATTTACGATTGAATCTACAATCACAAAAGACTATTTGTTATCTAAATACTCCCAAGAAACTTATATGGAATACTATTTGGGTATTCCTGTTAAGAAGGGATTATTTAAATCGCCTCTAAGAATTGATGACCATCCGACTTGTTCATTTTATGTGAATAAGTCTGGAGATGTTATCTTTAATGACTTTAAGGGAGATTTCTACGGAAATTTTATTAGCGTTGTAATGAGGAAATTTAGTTGTACATATCATCAGGCTTTGAAAATCATAGCCAATGATTTTGGACTAATATCTTCCCCAAATCTTAAAAAGAACAAAGGCAAAATTAATGAACGTGCAGAGAAATTTGAGGAGACTGGACCAGCCAGTATTCAAATTGAAATGCAAGATTTCTCTCAAAAGGAGCTTGAGTGGTGGGCTTCTTATGGTATCACATTACCCATACTTAGAAAGTTTAGGGTATATTCTTGTAAATCCATTTTTTTAAATGGAAATTATTTTGCTTCTTCCAACGAACAAAGTCCCATTTATGGTTACTATAAAGGTAAAAAGGATGGACTAGAGCTATGGAGAATTTATTTTCCTAAACGCAAGTCGTATAGATTCCTTTCTAATTGGTCTGCTAAAATGATACAGGGACTAGACCAACTTCCGAAAAAGGGCAAAGTGTTGGTTATTACTAAGTCACTGAAAGACGTAATGACTTTTTATTCATGTGGAATACCTGCCATAGCGCCTAACTCTGAGAATTTATTTATTCCGCAAACTCTTTTTGATGAATTGAAAAGTAGATTTGAGCACATTTGTGTATTATATGATAATGACTTAGCCGGTGTTTCTAATATGAAGAAGATTAGAAAAGAAACTGGTTTAGTCTGTCTTATGATACCTCGTAGCTATGATGCTAAGGATATTTCAGATTTTCACAAGAAGTATGGACACAAAAAAACCTTGGAATTAATCCAGGAAGGAGTAAATTATTATGGCAGAAGAACAAGAGAAACCAAAGAAGAAACACACAGGAGCGTATGCTAAGAGAAAAGGTAACAACTATGAGTTAAAGATTATCAAGGAACTAACAGCACTCGGATTTGAAGGATTAAAATCCTCTAGGTCTGAATCTAAGAACCTTGATGCCGATAAAATAGATATAGCAGAAACAATTCCAAACACGTTACCGTTCTATGTACAATGTAAATGTACTAAGAATAAGCCCTCGTACCAAGACATTATCCCAGGCTGCCCACGTAAAGACAGACCACTTGTAGTATTCCATAACTATCAAGTAAATAAAGAAGTCAATATGGGCTCCATTGGAGAATATGTCATTATGACAAAAGAATATTTCTATGAACTAATTAAGGCGACTAAACAATAGTCGCCTTTTTATTATTATGACAAACGAACAAAGAGAAGCTCTGGAAAATCAAATCGAACAACATAATCATATAATTATGGACTTGTATGATGAAATAGACTACCATGAGCGAGAAGTAAAAAATCTCCAGACTCTTTTAAATGATGATAGTAATCTTGAAGATGCGGTCAGTATTAAAGAGGGTAGGTAATGGAGTTATAGAAATAGATTATTTAAATATTAACTGTTATCATTTAGGATAAAAAATGAAAATTAAAATTCAATCTGTTGTAGATTTGATTACTAACAGCTCCACTGAAACATTTACAATATTAAATGGTAATGCAGAACGTATTATTAGAGATATTGTGGATGCTTTACTTGCATCAGCAGGAAGTGCCCTTACGTTTTCTGACCTGTTTGTATTCGACACTAAATTCAGTGATAAATGGGAAGATGCATATTACGATTACATTAGAGATTTTATCAAGGATGGATACGATGATTATGCAAAATCTCTTGAAAAGCTCTACACAGATGGCTGGAATACAGGTGATTGGTGCGAGAGTAAGACAAAAGCACTTGAATATATTTTCAGTGAAATGAAGAGAGTTGCAATCGAAAATGGGGCACTAACATATAAAGAGTACTGTGTGCAGGAAAACGAGGATGCTTGGGATTGTTCCCCAGCTCTTGAAGAACTAAACATTAGGGTCAAGGATGGAATTGCTAATAAGGAAGCCGATTTGGCTGCCAAGGCTTTAAACTCCTTGGATAATCTATATAGTGCTGACTATCGCTGTGGATAATATGTTAAGGGACTTATTAGAAGCCTTTAAAAAGAAATTCCTATGCTGCCATGAATGGGAACAAATAAAAGAGAGTGAAGTATACTGGAGTGAGACTGATAAACGTCCCACTTGGGTAGAAATTACTTTTTTATGTAAAAAATGTGGTAGATTTAAAAAGATTAAAGTATGAAAATTTTAACAAAAATACAAAGTATCTCCGATATTATCACGAACTCCTCTTCTGAAACATTCCTAATGCATCAGAGAGATGCAGAACGTTATAATAATCTGCCATCAGACGGGTGTATTAGTATTGACGCAGTTGGTGAAGAATGGATTCGTAATAATTATTGGGAAAGGGAATTAATATGTAACTTCCTCAATATCGAAGAACCAGACGACGATTGTTTTAGCTCTGAAGACTGGAATGAATTTGTGGATTCGTACATAATGCCTCGTATTGATGAATTTGACGACATTTACTTTGTAGAAATTGAAGACCATTTCGAAGATTGTTGTGAGGTTCTCGAAGATGCGATAGATGATGCAATTTGCTGGACATCAAGACATTAAAAAAATTATGAAGCTTAAAATAACATTTAAAGTTCAATCACTCTCTGACATTATCACTAATTCGAGCTCGGAAGTATTTCTTAGGATAGATTCTAAAGACGAAAAGACTCATAATGAGATATATAAAGTCATGCAAGAACTATTTCCTGGAAATGATTACGAAATGTCTCCTGGAGTGTGGGAATATACCGAAGACGGTGAATATTCTATATCTCTTGAAGTTCCTTATGGAATTGAGGACTTTGAAACATTCTATGAAGCTGGAATTAGAGCAATTCTAAAGGAGAAATTTGGTGAAGACAACTATACAATAATAGTATGAGAATAGGAATAGATTTGCAGTCTGTATCAGACATCATTACAAATTCAAGCTCTGAAGTGTTCACTGTTAAGGCAGAAATGCCTATCAGTGAGCTCAAGCAGCTTATTACTGAAATTGCTGACAAGAATTACTTTAAAGGTTCTTGGGAGGAATGGGAAAAACTTCCTGACGAGGAAATGAATAAGTATGATTCTTCTTCCGGAATGGGTGGGGAATTGGAAATACAAACGTTTGACGATTTATATACTCGTTACAAGTTCGATGAAATTCCAGAGAATAAAAGAGAGTTCTTTACCAAAGAAATATACTCTCTTATGTTTAAAGAGTCAATTGAAGAACTGGAAAAGCGTCTCTGGATTGATATTGACGAGGCTAGAAGAGGTACAATTCAATGGATAATCAACAATCTCAATGTCATAGGTTGTACTGGCTATTGCAGAATAGACCCGGAGACTAAAAGAGTTGTTGAACTTGTTGGATATTCAGAATGGGATAAACTTCCAGAAAACGAACGAAATTATTAAAAAACAAGATGAAAGATTTTAAACATTGGGGTGCCAAAAAGAGAGTATTCCCCGCATATAATTACAATGCACTGTGGTTCAATCTTAAAACAATCAGACTTGGTAGTGGAGTTGCTAAAGAACTTCCTGCTGATATGGCTGAATTTTATGATGTTGGAATTAACACATTATGTAATGCAGAATGTCCTTTCTGCTATGTAAGTGCTTCACACAAAGGAATAAATTATCCCGACATTTGTGAAACATGGAAGAAATGGATGTACATGTACCAATCTGAAGTAAAAGATGGAACAGTATTTACTAGCAAGCCATTCCAAATTGCTATCGGTTCTACTGGTGAACCTACCATTCATCCAGACTTTTGTAAGTTCTTGGAAACTGTGTATAATACTGGAGTGGTTCCTAATTACACTACTAACGGTATTACACTGTCCAATATTAAAACTAGTAGAGAATTGCTTGAGTATACTCGGAACTTTGTTGGTGGAGTGGCAGTAAGTCTTGGCAATAAAGCATTAAAAAGGAATGCTGATATGGCTATTGTCAACTTAATTACAATGGGTGATACCAATGTGAATATCCATCACATTATTTCTGCCAAAGACTCTGTTGATGATTTTATTAAAGAGTGGAAACGCTATGGTAGTGATATTAAGTATCATGTTCTATTGCCGTTAATGCCTTCTGGTAGAAGTTCAAAAGGACTTGACGAAGGAGTGTTTGAATATCTCGAAGAGAAAATTCTTGAGGAGAATGTAACTAATGTTGCATTTGGAGCACACTTTTGTAAGTATTTGGAAAACTCAAGGATTCCTACTTATCTTTATCCGCCTGAATCTTTAAGTAAGAATGTAATTCTTACAAAGGATAAAGTTCAAATAACCCCAAGTTCATTTAACTTAAATCCAATTAAAACAATTGAATTATGATTAAATCAACTCCTAAAATAGAGGGCGTAAAAATTACATCTACTATAACGTCTGAAACACTTCCTTATCCATGCCTTCTTAGGTATGCCTGTCATGGTTACGATTACGTTGTTCTCGCAATAGAGCCATCACTTAAGAGTTTTAAAGGAATAATTGTTAAAGTGTTTAACAAAGACGCGGATGACGAAATTTTTGAAGGAGCAATAGACAACTGTTTTTCATTAACAGATTTTGGGACTCCCGAAGGATTCAATTTCTACAACAAAGAAATAACTATTAAAAACTCAGCCAATTATCAATGATGGACTATGTACTATTTGGAGCAATCGCAGGAGATGTCTGCGGTTCCTCCTATGAAGCAAAATTTAGAAGAACAAAACTGTATGAAGCTGTTCGTTTAGTAAGAACAGGTAATGATTTTACTGATGATACAGTTTGTACTATTGGAGTAGCAAATGCTATTTTGAAATACAAGAATCCTACTCCGGAGCAATTTGGAGAATGTATTCAGGAAATGTGTAAGAAACATCCCAATAGAGGATATGGAGGAATGTTCCGTAAATGGATAGATAATCCTGTTCCTTATGGAAGTTATGGAAATGGTTCTGCTATGCGTGTTAGTCCTGTTGGATTCTATGCGCATAACGCAAAAGAATGTCTTGAACTTGCCAAGAATTCTGCCCTGTGTTCTCATAATGACCCAGAGGGAGTAAAGGGCGCTCAAGCTATCGCACTAGCTATTTATCGAGCCAAGCATGATTCTATTACTAAGAATCAAATTTGGTACGTTTTGGATAACTATTATCCTGAGTATACCGAAAAAACTCTTGATGAAATTCGCCCGGGATACCATTTTGACTCTACTTGTCAAGGCAGCGTTCCAATTGCTTTGCTTGCATTTCTGGAATCTGAAGACTATGAAGATTGTTTGAAACTGGCTATTTCTATGGGCGGAGATAGTGATACTATTGCAGCTATGGCCGGAAGTATTGCTTATGCTTATTACGAAAAAATGCCACAAACTATCTTTGACCAAGTATGGGATGTTCTTCCAGAGGAGATGATTGATATTATTGAAACCTTTGATGATGTTTGTGAATGAACACATACGTAGTTCCTTTTGGCACATCTGATAGCGTCTGGATTGAAAAAGTTACAGCCAGAAGTCTTCAGGAAGCTAAGGATAAAATCATTGAAACTTATGTAAATCTCTGGGATTTAGATTATCCTGGAGATTGGAATGAGTTTGTTGATATCGTTGAAGCAGCTAATGCTCAAGTAGGCGATGTCATTGATATAGACGCTTTATAAACGAATTAAATTTTTACATGAAGAGATTTAGAATTGGACTGGACATTGACGATTGTCTAGCCGACTTTTGGGGAGCATATTGTGAATATTTTGATACAAAGAATAATCCACGTATGCTCGAAGATAGTATAATTACTAAAAACGTGCAGCAGGTATTATCCAAAGATAGAGATTTCTGGCTTGGTTTGAAGGTTATTAATATGCCGGATTTCCAGCCAACTCTGTATTGCACAAAGAGAGTAAATAACAAAGAATGGACTAAGAAGTGGTTGGAGATGAATGGATTCCCTAAAGCTCCAATTTATCAAATGGTCTATCAGCATGGCAATAAAGCTGATATGATTAAAGGTAAAGTTGATGTATTTATAGACGATTCAATTAGTAATGTACTGAAATGTCACAATTCAGGACTTCCTGCATTGGTATATCACACTGAAAGAACTTCTGACTTTCCTATGTATAAGGTTTTCTCTCTTTGTAAGGACGAAATTATGGATGCCTACTGCTTTATGAAAACCTACGGTTAATGGAAAAACAATTATTTACTTGGGGAAGTTGGGACCTATGCGATAATCTTTTTATAGCTTTTATGAATTGTGTATTTATCAAGGACATTGGTAAATATAAAGCGGGAGACAAAGTATATTGTATTGATATGAACTTCGAAGAAGGACTTATGTATGTATATGAATCCGCTGATGAATTAGATGCTCCCAATGCAACCTATAAACTTGAGTTACAGGTAAATGAAGCTTGAGGATATTAAGTTACGTCCCCTTGTAGAAACACTCCGAATACTTGACATCAGTGATGATGAGTATTTCGGAAATGGATATAGAGATTATATCAGTAATTCGAGACTTAAATATATAAACCCTGAACAAGGAGGGTCTCCTAAATTATATTTCGAAGGAATAAAAACTATCTATTCCGATTCTTTGGTGTTTGGTTCTGCTGTTCATGAGTTAATATTGCAGCCTAATGATTTTGTCTTAGTAGAATCGGTTGATAGACCGACAGCAAAAGCAGGATTTATGGCTGATGAACTCTATCCTACATTTTGTAAAAATGATGTAGTCACAGAAGATGATATTATAGCCGCGTCTGATAAAATTGACTACTACAAAGGGAAAATGACAGAGGAAAGAATAGAAACCCTTAGAATTAAATGTGATGACTACTTCGTACAACGTAAGGCGTATGAATACGGAGAGAGTTTTGATAAAGCCAGAACTCCAATTTATTTGGATGCTAAATCAAGGGAAAGGTTACAAGCCTGTTTGGATTCAGCGAGAAGAAATACAGAGATACAGTCTTTGTTAAATCCTTCTTATATAATGACTCCACCTATGTCTTTAAATGAGCAAGCGGTTCTGATTGATGTTGAAGTAAGTGTGCCTGAACACGAACCGTTCATATTAAAGTTAAAGGCTAAACTGGATAATTATACAATATGTCCAGATGAAAACCTTATCACATTGAATGACTTAAAAACTACTGGTCATTATTTGACTCGATTTAGTGAAAGTTGGGAACAATATCACTACTATCGACAAATGGGAATGTATGGTTGGATGTTAATGTTGGCTGCTGAAAAGATATATGGACTTAAAAATCCAGATATGAAAGCTAATATGTTATTAATATCTACAGTTCCCAATTACTTTGCTGGAGTATATAAAGTCACAAAGAAAGAAATGTTAAGAGGATTTGCAGAATTTACTAAATTACTGCGCATGGTTGCATTTTATACAGTAAATCCATGGGAGACACCTATTTAATGGAATATTACGACATGACGTATGAAGAAATGAAAGACATTTATAACGAGAATTTTTCTCTCGGATATTTGAATGTTGACGTCAATAATAAGTTTGCAGTGATTGCTCTGACTTGCCATTTGACTATGAAAGCCAAACAGCAAAAGCCAGATATCACTCCTTATAAGATATTAATGCAGATTACTGCTAAAGACCCCCTTCCAGAGAAGTTTATAAAGGGGCTTGCTATTATGTGTGAGGACTTTATGTATGGCTGTACAGAGTTCCCCACATTTGGAATTAAAACTCCAGCCGAGATGGCAAAACAGATTGGAAAGATACTTCACGAATATTTACCATTTTAATCATGACACAAAGATTGATGTATAATAAAGCTATCATATTTAAATTGACAAATTTGATGGCAGAGCATCCAGAGATGAGATTTCACCAGCTCTTATGGGCTGCTGGTCTTATGGAAAGGCGTGATGATAAAGTAGTGGATAAATTCTACGAGGAAAGTGAGGACACTTGGAAGCAAATGTGCCACAACAATTTTTGCTTTCCTCCAAACTCTAAAGAAGAAATTTGATATAAATTTATTTTCACACTTTTTAACAAGTGAGGTTTTGCAACCTCGAAAAAATGTAGTATCTTTGTATCACTTCTTCGGAAGAACATAATAGATAATTCAAGAATTAGATTATACTTTATTAAGATTTGTTTACCAAACTTATTTGGTAAGTTACAGAAAAATGACTATCTTTGTAACAATAAATAGAAGATGATTAATAAGAATAATGTTTAAAAAATTTTTTGAATTATGGCAACACAAGTATTGAATTTCCAGAAATTAGAAGTATGTGCATTTACTAAAGAAGAAGCAAAGGCTCAATTACCATTTGAAGTAATGAAAGACGCAACTCAGGCGTATAAGAATTGGAAGAAAAACCACGAAGGTGGAATCACAGAAAAGGACATCAAAGAGTTCTGTCTGGATTATCTTGCAAAACACACTAAGAATGTTAAGAACGCAGGTTGTATGATTACAATCGAAGCCGGAGCTGCTGACACTCGTGAACGTCCTTACAAAGTAAATGACGTAAAGAACGAAAAAGGTAAGAGAAAGTACAAAACTACTTATCAGTTAATTGATAAGAAATCTGGCTCTGTTATCGCAGAAACTAGCGAAACAAAAGCTAAGGCTAAAGAAATTGCAAAATCCCTTTACACTGATAAAGGTTATAAAGGTGACATCGTTTGCACTTACACAAAACAAGTACTTGAAGGTGAACCTATCGCATTTGAGGTAGAATATACTCCTTCTAAGAGTGCTAAGAAAGGAACATACCTTTGCTTTGGTATTGTAGCATAATTTCTATGTATCAATACAGCCCCAGAGGAGTCCGTCTATTAATTTAGGCGGACTCCTTTTTTATTTTAATAAACTTTAAAGGCGTAACAGCTTAACTTAAAACATTGAAAAATGATTTACAAAAAAACAATTACTAATTTTATCACACGTTTATCACAGTTAGTTGAACTAGAAACTACAAAGTCGGACTTTACTAAAGCCAATAAACTTCCTAAAAAGTATTTTGAAGATACGTATGAAAATATCTCCAATCATTACAAAGAAGGAATGGTAAGTAAAGAAGATATGGATGCTATCAATGAATTGTGGGAAAAATCTCTTGAAGATAAGAGTTCTATATTCTCACAGCCGGTTGAAGAACAAGTATCTGATGATACTACTTTGGAACAAGTCCAACTTGAAGCAGACGACGATAGAAATAGTGTTAATCTTATTCGTGATGAGGACGGAAAGATTAAGTTCTATGAATTTAAAGTTCTAAGAAAGGACAAGGCCCCTCTTACAGGAAGACTTACAAGGGATGAAATGAACAACATACATCGTATGTATTCATATTATGGAATGTCTATTACTCAAAGAGAAGTAAGTAGATATTTCCCAGAATATTCTCTTATTGATTTTAAACGTATTCTCCGAGTATTCAGTATTACTAAAGCTGTAGCTCCATTTGCACCTCATATTATTGAGGAACACACTCAAGAAGAGTTAGTTAATATGCAAATGCGTGAAAAGGAAAATGATTTCCTTAGAACAATGGAGGAACAATCCATTAAAAATGATAGACTTCTTCTTAAGAAATATGCTCTTGAAAATGTTGAATTGAAAAGAAAACTGGAAGAAGGAATCCATATTGAATTAGATGGATTGAATCTCACAAACCTTACTAAGTATGTCCCAAAGAAGTCTTGTGGTAAACAAGATATAATCATTTATCTGTCAGATATGCACATTGGAGCATATGTATCTTCGCTGTCAATCTATTCTAATCCTTATGATAAGGCTGAAGTAGAAAGACGATTGAGACTGATTACTGATGAATTGTTCAGACTGAATGCTTTATATGGAGGATTCAATAACATCTATGTTTGTAATCTTGGAGATTCTCTTGATGGATATAATGGTCAGACTACTCGTGGTGGACATTCTTTGCCACAAAACATGTGTAATAAAGAACAAATCCATACATTTATCGAATGTATGGCAGAATTCTTTGATACATTAAACCACATGAACTATAACAAAATGAAGTATATCTGTGTCGGGGAATCAAATCATGACGGCGATTTTGGATATGCCGCCAATGTAGCTTTAGAAGCAATTCTTACTCATAAAGGCGTGGACTGTACAATCTTTGATAAGTTCATTGGAGAGTTCAATGTAGGAGACACAACATTTGTACTTTGTCATGGAAAGGATAATAAGGATATGTTTAAGAATCTTCCTCTGACTTTAGATGTAAAGACAGAGAACTTTATTAATGAATATCTTGATAACAAACAGATATTTGGAAATAAGGTTGTATTCGTAAAGGGAGATTTACATCAATCTGCAACAACCTATGGACGTAGGTTTACATATAAATCAGTAGGCTCTTTATTCGGAAGTTCTGAATGGATTCACAAGAATTTCGGAAATACTCCGGCTTGTACTGATTATTCAATTGTAGATGGAGCAAAAATTATTGACGGAAGAATTGTATTACAATAAATGCCCAAAAAGCTCACCACCGAAGAATGGATAGCTAGAGCTAAAGAAAAGCATGGGGATAAATATGATTATTCTAAATCTATATATACTGGCAGTCAAAACAAAATAACTGTCACCTGTCCAGAGCATGGAGACTTTGAAGTTATAGCTCAAATGCATGTTAGGAGAGGTGATGGCTGCCATAAGTGTGCTTCTTTAGCTAAAAGTACTAAACTTAGATTATCGAATGAAGAATTTATCAATCGTTTATATAATACATTTGGAGACAAATATGATTACTCCAAAGTAAGATATACTGGAAATAGAGGTTCTGTTACCCTGATTTGTCCGAATCATGGAGAATTCAATGCACTTGTTAGCACCTTATCTAAAGGAGTTGGCTGCTTAAAATGTAAAGAAGAAGAAAGGCTTAGAAAGTTTACTGATACTTATATACAAGAGTTTAAAAAATTCCACCCAGAATTAGATTATAGTAAAACTGTGTATACTGGGTGGGACACTAAAGTAACTATAACATGTCCTAAGCACGGTGATTTTGAAGTTCTTCCTGGACAATTTCATAAGTATGTGGGATGTCCCAAGTGTTCGGCTGAAAAGCATAGTGAGTATACAAGAAAGTCCCTAGATGACTTTCTAAAAGACGCCAAATATGTTCACGGAGAACGATATGATTATTCAAAGGTGAACTATGCAGGTAGCCATACAAAAATTTGCATTTTATGTCCCGAACATGGTGAATTTTGGCAAACTCCTGCTTCCCATATACAAGGTGAAGGATGTCCCAGTTGTTCTAGTTCTAAAGGAGAAGGAGAAATATGCAATGTATTGTTAAATGAAAAAATTAAATTTGTAAGAGAGTATACTATTCAAATACCAAACGAGATTAATACCTCTGGCAGAGCTCATATTGATTTTTATTTACCAGAGCATAACACTTTCATTGAATATAATGGTATTCAACATTATGAGCCTGAGATGGCTTTTGGAGGAACTTTTAAATTTGAACAACAGCAGGCTCGCGACGAGTATGTTAGACAATATTGCAAAGACAATGACATAAAATTGATAGAGATTCGTTATGATGAAGATGTGTGGGAAGTTTTGAATGAAAAACTGCTTAACAATAACGATAAATAAATAATAAATGGAAATAACGCTGCCTGAATTATTGAAAGGTAAAGCTACAGTTATTAAAGACAATGAGTATTTTAAAACTGAAGCTTACGTAACACCTTTCTTGGAAAGAATGTCTAAATTTACTGATGATTTCAGAATCCAAGTAAAGATGCCAGACCAGATAACTAAAACCAAAGATGGAGGAATAGATATGGAAGATATTACTTATAATCGTGTATGGATACAGGCAGTAATGCCAGAAGAGTATTCATTTGATAATCACGATGAAGTAGTTGGTTTTATATATGGATTAGATGTACGTAAGCCAATAGTAAAGATTTATAGAGGTGGACTTAATAGAGCTTGTACAAATCTCTGTGTATTCAATCCTTCTTTCTTGAGTATTCAAGAATTATCACCAGAAAAAGCTATCAATTATAGACCTGTAACCACTCTAATGGAACAGACTAATGATATGAAAGTATGGTTGGAAAAATTACACAATACAGAGTTTGCAAGAACTGATGAACAAATCGAGAGAAATCTTGGAATGTGGGTGAGAAACTCTATTAATATGGCATATGATTCTGGATATGGAAAAGTAAAGTTGGCAACTAGTACTCCAATAGATGCTTATAAATTATTATTCGATAAGAAATCTGAATATTTCATTCCAGAAGACCAGCCGGTAAATATGTTCACTGTATATAATGCATTTACTCAATTAATTAGTAATGATGGAGGAAAAGATATAATGAACAAGGTTGAGAAAACTTTGCTACTAAAAGACATCTTAACAGTATAGTGATTTGTTTTGAGGTGTCGAAAATTTTTATTATCTTTGTAAAGCATTTCGGCACAATATAAACAATTATATATTTATGAACGTAGTAAAAAGAGACGGAACAAGCGAAGCTTTTAATGCTTCTAAAATCAAAATTGCAATCCTAAAAGCATTTACTGCTTGCGGATACACACCACAAGAAGATACTGTTAATGATATTTTAGATTCTATTGAGATATGGGATGAAATAGCTATTGAGGATATTCAAGACCAAATAGAAGAAATTCTTATGGACTTTGACTTCCCCGATGTTGCTAAAGCCTATATATTATATAGAGAAAATAGAGCTCGTGTTCGTGAGAATGTGAGAGAAAGAGAAGAATTTATAAAGGAATTTATGAGAGCTTCTAATGCAGCAGAAGGTTCTGAAGTTGACGATAATTCAAACGTTGCGAATAAGAACATTGCTGTACTTAACAATGAATTGTATAAAAGCAATAATATAGACCTTAATAGGTACAGAGTAAAGGAAAAATTACAAGTTCTTTATCCAGATTTCGATTCGAAACAATATGAAAGAGACTTGAAGAATCATATTCTTTACAAGCATGATGAGAACTCTACATTTGGATTCCCATATTGTGTAGCTTTATCCTGTTATCCATTCCTGCAAGGCGGAATTAAGGGAATTGGTGGTTTATCTGCATCTCCAAAGAACCTTGATTCATTTTGTGGAATGTTTGTAAATATGATATTTGCTGTATCTTCCCAATTTGCGGGAGCTGTTGCAACTGCAAGTTTCTTAGTAATGTTTGACCACTTTGCTCGTAAGAAATGGGGTGATTATTATTTTAAATATGCTGATGGTGATAACGCTAAGCGTAGGTGGCACGAAGACGAAAATGGAAATAAGATTGACGAAGGTACTATCGGTAAGCAAATAGAGCAGTACTTTCAACAAATTGTATATTCTGTAAATCAGCCAGCAGCAGCAAGGGGTTTCCAATCAGCTTTCTGGAATGTAAGTTATTTTGATAAACCTTATTTTGAAGGAATGTACGGACATTTCGTATTCCCGGATGGAGATACTCCAAAATGGGATTCTTTAAATTGGCTGCAAAAGAAATTCATGAAATGGTTTAATGCAGAGAGACTTCGTTGTATGCTCACATTCCCAGTTGAAACTGTATCTCTTCTTTATAAAGATGGGAAATTCGAAGACCAAGAATGGGCTGACTTTATATCAGAAGAATATGCGGAAGGACATTCATTCTTTACTTATATAAGTGACAGTGTAGATTCTTTATCAAGCTGTTGTAGACTAAAGAATAAATTACAATCCAATGAATTTACATTTACCAATGGGTTAGTTGGAGAACAAACTGGTTCTAAATCTGTAATTACTCTTAACCTGAATAGAATTATTCAGAATTATATCCGAGAATACAAGGATGATTGTCCGATACCCGGAACTCAATTAAGTCCTTCATGCTATCCGGAACTTGGAGAGTATTTAAAGGATATTCTTGAAAGGGTCTATAAATACCATACAGCTTATAATGAATTACTTTGGGATTTATATAACGCGCACTTACTTCCTGTTTATGAAGCCGGATTCATTAATCTAAATAACCAGTATTTAACTATTGGTCTAAATGGATTAAATGAAGCTGCAATGTTCTTAGGGATAAAATGTAGTGACAACAAAGAATATAAGGAATTCTGTAACTTTATATTTGGAACTATCAAGGAACAAAATCAACTTCACAATACTAAGAAAACCATGTTCAATACTGAACTAGTTCCTGCTGAATCTTTAGCTGTAAAGAACTACAACTGGGATAAAGCTGATGGATATTGGGTTCCTAAAGACAGAAATCTATACACTTCTTATGTATTCCTACCAGAATCAAATAGTTCTATTCTTGAGAAAATCAAGCTACATGGTAGTGAATATGTAGGAGATTGGTTAGACGGAGGAAGTGCCGCACACATCAATCTATCTGAACATCCTACCAAGAATCAGGCAAGTCTGTTACTCAACTATGCTGCAACTGTTGGATGTAGCTATTTAACATTCAATGTTCCTAATTCTGAATGTCAAGACTGCGGATTTATAACTAAGGTTCCTGTTTCTAAATGTCCAATGTGTGGAAGTACTCACATTGACCTTTACGATAGAATCATAGGTTATCTTACTAAAATAAGAAATTGGTCAGCAGGTAGACAAGAGGAGCAAACACATAGAGTATATAATCATCTTACATATACAGTAGATGAATCTAAACTAGGGTATACAGTAAATGAATAATATGACAGGTATAGAGAATGGTTGGGTGTGCGACGTAGAATTGGCTAAGAAAATTATCTTAGCTCATTTCGATACATCTAAATATTACTGTTGTTCAGTCTATGGAGATAAATCCATGGACGATTGGTTGGACAAGGTTAGAAATAATCTACAGGATTTTGATGGAGATTTCTCTATCATTAGAGAAAAGGGTTGGTTCTTAGGTGGTCCAGATGGCTGGTCTGGCTTTGTTATTTGTACATTAGATACATGGCTGAAAGAAATGAATGATTGTGACCCTAATGAAGAGGTGTTATCAGTATGTGAAGTAGATGGCAAGCCAATTGTATTTGTATTACACGAATCTGATTAAAGTATGATAAAATACACAGACACAGCAGTAACTTTAAGGGAGATTCCAGATGAAATCACTCTCTGTATAAATATATCCAATTGCCCATGTCATTGTAAGGGCTGTCATAGCTCTTACTTGGCAGAGGATATTGGAAAACCTCTTGACGAAGATTCTCTAGTAGAACTAATGCTTGATAATAAAGGAATTACCTGTGTAGCATTCATGGGAGGGGATTCAGAGCCAGCATACATTAATTGGTTAGCTGATATAATGCGCAGTATGAATGATACTCCTGGAAGTTGGGCTGATGTAAAGATAGCTTGGTATAGTGGTAGAAAAGAAATACCCCAGGATATTTGTTTAAAAAACTTTGATTATATCAAGCTTGGTCCTTACATTGAAGAATGTGGACCACTTGATAATCCTAATACCAATCAAAAGATGTATAAGGTTAATAAAACCTATGAAGAAACAGGTCTTTATGTGTTAGAAGATATTACACGTTTATTTTGGAAAGAGCAGCCATAAGGTTGCTCTTTTTTATTTATTATGGTTTTAATAGCACAAATTATTGCATGGATATGGATTGCAGATGTAGTATTAACTTCTATATTTACACTCAATCCTGTAGGAAGAGATTATATCAAGAGACATAGTGACATTGAAAAAGAAATGGATAGATACCCATATAAGGCTGTTATTACAGTGATAGTATTACTCACACTAATATTTGCTTAGTATGTTTAATTTCACACTAGCAAATATAGGTGTAGAAACAGAAAAACCTCAACTAGGAGAACAGCAAGTAGAAGCATTGGATGCAATGAAAGAGTTCTTAAAAAATAAGAACAAGAGAGCATTTTCATTGATTGGAGCAGCAGGTACAGGAAAAAGTTTCTTAATGAGAACCCTCATTGAGTATATGGATTCTGAATTTACAATGGAGTATGCTTTATGTGCTCCAACTCATAAAGCTAAGTTAGTACTTTCAAGATTTACTAATAGGGATGCTATAACATTGCATCAATTATTACAGCTTTCTCCAAATATTGAAATCCTAGAGTTGGACTTTAAGGATTTAAAGTTCAGAGTGAATGACAAGAGAATACAGATACCGAGAGGTGGAGTAGTTATATGTGACGAATCTTCTATGATAAATGATGATTTATTTGATTTGTTGATAGAGAAGTGTGTTGCATTTAATTGTAAGGTGATATTTGTGGGAGATAAATGTCAATTACGTCCTGTTAATTCACTCACTACTTCTAAAGTATTTAACTTAGAGGATAGATATATTCTTACTAAGATTTATAGGCAAGCAGAGAATAATGCATTAATGCCTATATTAACTACTTTAAGAAGTAATACTATTGATAGATTCCACTCTGCAGAGTCAGAGGAGGGTTCTCTATATTGTTATTCTGATGTTATTCCATTTCTAAAGGCAGCTGTGCCAGCTTATAAGAAAGCAATGAGAGATGGAGACATATTGGCAACTAAAATATTGTCATATACGAATGTTATGGTTACTAGCTATAACAACTGTGTCAGAAGGGTAATCTGGGAAGATGCAAAGACTGTTGAATATCATCAGTTTGAGTTCTTGACTGGATATGAGAATCTCGAGTTTAATGGTATTAAATTCTGGAACTCAATGGATTATATTATAGTAGACGAGCCAGAAAAGCGTGATATTTATATTCCTGGGTTTATGAAAGTCCCAGGATATGAGCTTACACTGTATGATTCTAATACAGATGACAGAACTCCAATATCTATGATTTCAAGAGATATTGATTCTGATTATATGCAAGCTCTAGCATCACGTATCGAAGGATTACGATTACAAGCCATTAACTTGAAGGAGAATGGTAGACTTCAACAATCTAGAACCGCTTGGAAGGAATATTACAATGTCATTGGAAGTTTCACAACTCCAGTAGATATGTTCTATGAAAATAGGTTAATTAGAAAGAAGTCCTTTGATTATGGCTATGCCTGCTCTACACATAAGTCTCAAGGAAGTTCTTATGGAGAGGTTTTCGTTGATATGAAGAATATCAACCTTTGTAAAGATGAAGATGAAAGAAGACAATTGCAGTATGTAGCATTGTCTCGGACAAGAAAAGATGTTCATTTATTACAATAAAAATTTACTAAAATGACTGAAAGAGAAGAGAAACTCAATTTTATGGCTACTTACTTAGAAGATAAAGAATATGATAACCCTTGGAAAGTTGTAGCCGTCCTAGACCTGTATAAAGCTTATTTTGATGAAGACACTCCAGAAGAAGAAATTCAGAATATCCTTGAAAAAATCACAGTTGATGAGTGGGATGATGGAGAAATTACTTTTGAGAAAGAAGATGGTACCGAAGAGACATATAGAGTATATAATGACGATGATATTGATGATATGCTCTATGACGCTAGACAAGACTACATAATGGATGAGAGACATAGAATTCCAGAAGATTTAAGGGATTATGTTGATTGGACTACACTAGGGGAAGACAGATATGGAAGTATCTATGATTTATTCGATGATAGTGACATAATTGAGTTCTCATGTGAGACAGGTCCTTACACTACTAAGTATCTTTACATAACAATTGCATGGTAACAGTAAAGTTTGTTTATAGTAATCCTTCTGATTCAAAGAGGATACTAGATGCAAATTTATCTGGAATCTTTTTAGAGTTGTTTGATGAAGGCAGCTATAAAGAAAAAAAGCAAGCATATAAAATAAAAGCATCATGCGGAGCCAGAATGACTCCGTTTGTTGCTGTTTATGAAGGAGATGAACTAATTAAGGCTTTCTATTCAGAAGCAGATAAAGACGTATTAAACTCCCTAATAAATTATTTAAATGAAGGTACAAGTAATTAATCTATCGAACAATAAACTTCCACAGTATGAAACTCCTATGTCAGTAGGTATGGATGTACGTGCAGACTTTAGTAGAGTAACAGTTGATAATCCTATTAAAGCATTCGGGGATTGTGAAATTCTTTTTAAATCCGATATTAACAAGGTTACAATGCTTCGTCTTGACCCAGGTGCTAGGGCACTTATTCCGACTGGATTAAAGATTGCTCTTCCAGTTACTGACCAAGACTGTGAGTTTATCTATGAGTGCCAAGTAAGACCTAGAAGCGGACTGGCTCTAAAGAAGGGAATTACTATACTTAACACTCCAGGTACAATTGATGCTGACTACAGAAACGAAATTGGTATAATAGTCATTAACCAAGGTCACGAAGCGGTGTGGATTGAGGATGGAGAACGTATTGCTCAATTAGTATTTGCAACGGTAGCTAAGGCTGAATGGGAAGAAGTAGCTAGATTAAATGAAACAGAACGTAAAGGTGGATTTGGACATACTGGAGAGAAATAATGAGGAATACCTTAATTTCTAAAGACTCAAAGGGTAAAATCAGAGTAGTTGAGATTTCCTGTGAAGGAAGTGAACTCTCTGGCTTTACAATTAAAAGAAACACTTACCAATATCAAGGTAAGGTTACAGCACAGCCAGATATAACTATTACTAAAGGTAAGGTAAAGAGAACTGTCACACAACAGGCAGAACTCGAATATAATTCCCACCTGAAAAAATATCAAGATAAAGGCTATAAGTTAATTGAGGGAGAAATCGAAGATTATACTAAAGCCCAACTTGATGAAATTCTTCCAGAGCATAAGACCGATGCTAATGGTTGTAAAAAACATATGCTTGCTAAAGACTTTAATAAAGTTGCAACAAGTGTATATGATAAGGTCAAAGTGTGGCTAGCATCTCGTAAGATTGATGGAGTCCGCTGTTCCTTCTATTTTAAAGATGGTGAAGTTCATTCTTCAAGTAGAGGTGGAGGAGACTATGACCCAGCTACTGTACACATAAGAAATAATCCAGCTTTAATCGAATGGTTTAGGAATCATCCAGATGTGTCTATTGATGGAGAATTATATTCTCATGGTAGACCACTTCAATGGATTTCTGGTACTGCAAGATTGGAGCAAGACGACCCTAGAACTCTAGAATTAGAGTTTTGGATGTATGACATTATGGATGCAGAAGCTGATTTCACTCAAAGAAATGAGCAAATGCTTGAAATGGCAGAAGAGTTAAATATTACTTCTGATTTATTTGCCCCTATTCTTACTAAGGATTTACAAATAAGACTTGTTCCTCAAGAAGAAGTTAGTGGTTGGGCAAATATTAAAAAGTTACATGATAAGTATGTAGGTGAAGGTTTTGAAGGTGTTGTTATTCGTAATCCGAGTAAGCTATATGGCTTTGGTAAACGAACTAATGACATGATTAAAATCAAGGAATATCAGGATGCGGAATTTGAAATCACTGGTATTTCAGAAGGTCTTCGTGATGAAGATATGTGTTTCACCTGTGTAACTGAAGATGGGATAGAATTTAAGGCTAAGCCAATGGGAAGTAGAGAATTAAAGCAGGAATATAGAGACAATCTCGATGATATTATCGGAAAGATGGCTACTGTTAAGTTCTTCTATTATTCAGAAGAAGGAACTCCACTGCAGCCAGTACTAAAATGTATTAGAGATTATGACTAATAGTGAAATTATTCTACAAACAATTATAAACTTAGTTCAAAATGCCCCAGCCCCCACTGGCAATTATTGGTACTTAAGTTTCCCTAAAACATTTCAAGAAGCTGTGGATGAAAATTTTGGCAGATTTTTGAAAGAGGATGGGATATACCATTTTGCAGGTAATAGATATGAAATAACTTGCATTGACTATAAATTCTAAAAGCATGAGCAAACATGAAGTAATCTTTAATGGGTATATTTACAGAGCCACACGAAGCTATGAGTTATAAAAAACAAATAGACATTGCATCCAAAGTAGGCGAATTGCTGGTCGAAATGACTGGCAAAACGCTTAGTAAGGACGAACAGGACGATATGTTTAAAGACGTATTCGAACAAACACTTCGGTTAATGAGCCGTTTTACTAGCGATGTTGTTGAAGCTATGTACGACAGCACAGAGAACTGGGATGAATTTTTAGAACTAATAAAAGAAAGATAAAAATATGGAAAAATTTGGATTTGGAGATGCTATCTCCTTTATGGAAAGTGGTCTTACAGTTTGTTTAACTATAGAAGGCAAGACTAGAATGTACTTCATGGAAGACGGAAAAATTATATGTGGAATCAAGGATTCACATGTAAACTATGTGGTGACCAAGTTCTACACTGATGCAGTCTTGTCTAAAGAATGGAGTATATATGAACCTTAAGAAAGCTGCCTTATTCATGGGCTATAGAGAAATATCTAAGGATAAATTTCTTAAGCCTGTTGGTTACTCCTGTTTAGCTATAAAAACTGATACTTTAGAGTTTGTCAGTTTCTTTAAAGCAAATGGAGAAATACATGTATGGTCTTCAGGAATATTCGATGAGGATTGTACTGTAGAAGACTACATTGAAGCAATTAAAAGCTTTGAAACCTACAAATTACACCTTGCATTTGAGGACAGTGATTTTCATTTTATAACACCAGAACAATTAATTGAATTATGAAATTAATCCAAAGTAAAAATGCCAATGTAAACTATTTGGCAAAGATTGTAAAAATTGATAACTTCCATAAACACTCTGACCCAGAGGTTACGAAGTTAAAATGTTGCTGTATTGATGGATTTAATATCATTACTGGTATTGATTCCGAACCGGGGTTGTATGTATATTTCCCGACAGCTTGTTGTATCAATCCCAAATTCCTTAGCTATGCAAATTTGTATCGTCATGGTGAGCTAAATGTAGACCAGACGAAGACTGGAATGTTTGACGACAATGGTCGTGTGAAGGCTATCAGATTGCGTGGTGAGTTGTCTGAAGGATTTATCATCCCTATTGTAGTTCTTGAAAATTGGGTAATGTCAACAGTAAATGTTGAACTTAAAGTAGAAGAAGGAACAGAATTTGATTCTATTGAACATGACGGAAAAACATTTTGGGTTAATAAGAAGTATATCCCTAAAAATACTCGCACTCCAGGAGCACCGGGCTCAGGAAATTCAGGTAAAGGAAAACAGCCTAAGGGACTTGATAAAATCATCGAGAATCAGTTCAGATTCCACTATGATACCGTCCTTATCAAAAAGTGTCCACATGTTTTACATCCCAGTGACCTTATCAGTATAACTTCTAAAGTTCATGGGACTTCTGGAATATCTGCTTATGTATTGTGTAAGCAGGAATTAAACTGGAAGCAGAAGATTGCTCGTTGGTTAACTGGAGAAGAATTTGATAAGTATGATTATTTATATTCTTCTCGCTCTGTAATTAAGAACCAGTATTACAACAAAAGTGTTCAAGGTGGATTCTACGGAGTCGATGTATGGAAGTATGCTGATGACATTGTTCGTCCATGTCTTTCTAAAGGTATGACTGCTTATTATGAAATTATTGGATTCTTACCTAATGGTGGTTATATCCAAAAGAATTATGATTATGGTTGTCTGCCGCCTGTAGGAGATGAAGCTTATACATATGGAAAGCATTTTAAAGTGCAAATTTATCGTGTAACTATTACAGATGTGAGCGGTAAAGTACATGAGTTCTCTGCTCGTGAAGTACAATTATGGGCTCAAATGGTAGGTCTTGTTCCGGTTGAGCAATATTATTATGGTTATGCAAAGGATTTATACCCTGACTTAGACCCATCTGAACACTGGAATGAGAATTTCTTGTCAAAGTTAGCTAACGATAAGAACTTCTATATGGAATGTAACTCTCCAACTTGTGATAATAAAGTTCCACATGAAGGAATTGTAATCAAGATTGAGAACATGAAATCAGAAGCATTTAAATTGAAGTGTTTCAAGTTCTTAGATGGAGAAGGTAAAGCCCTTGATAAGGGGGAAGTTGATATTGAATCAGAATCTTAAAAAATTAATAAAATGACTAGTAAAGAAGTAAAACAAATCGTAGACGAAAACATTGGCAAATTATTTTGGGCTTTACTGCCTAAAATTCCAAGTATGGTAGGAGATGACTACCTTGAATATACCGTAAATGAATCTGTGGTAAAAATCAGATGGAGAAAGAAATATAAACTTGATTGTGAAACTCCTCTTCCAGACAAACTAACCGATAAACCATTTGACAACATTAAAGACAACTTGTATAGATTTAGTGCAATACCATTTGGTGGCTTTATGTTCTATGGATATCCCGATGCGGAGAAGAATCCAATAGTAGAAGGAATTACTTTTGTTATTGAAACCAAGGATGGAATGTTTATGGTTCCAGAATTGTCTAGAACAGAGACAGTTAAAGCTCAAGAGCTTGTTGAAGAAGCGTACCGTAACTATACTGTGCACAGTGTAATTGAACTATATAGAGCTGTAAAGTAATGTATTTATATACTAATGAATTTTATGGGAATTACGAAGCAGGGATAATTATAGTCGCTGCTCGTAATGCTTTTAGGGCTATGGAGATTATTCGAGAACAAAATGGGGATGAGTATCCAGATGAAAATCTCGAACAAATAGTAGGAGCTACATACGAAGGTAAAGAAGGAGTAATTAATCAATTAGTGTACCGTGAGTAATGGAAAAACGAAAATTAATACTTTGTAGAGGTATTCAAGCCTCTGGTAAATCAACCTGGGCAAAGGCATGGGCTAAAGAAGACCCAGAACATAGAGTCCGTTTCAATAATGACGATATTCGTAACATGCTTGGAGAATATTGGGTTCCGAACAGAGAAGGGCTAGTAACTGAACTTAAGCATTCTTTTGCTTGTGAAGCAACTAGAAAAGGATATAACATTGTTATAGACAACATGAATCTTAATCCCAAAGAGGTAAAGTGGTGGGAAGACATCATTAAAGTTGCTAATTCCATTACAGAATTTGAATATGAACTGGAATTTAAGGATTTCTTTGTTTCAGTTGATGAATGTATTCGTCGTGATGCAATGCGTGAGCAGCCAATGGGAGCTAAGGTAATTAAAGACACTTGGAGAAGATACCGTGATTTTATTATCCAAGAGGATATTAAAAATATGTTAAGTAAGAGTGCCGAGCATGTAGACGGAGGTCACCCTGTTATATTGGTGGATATGGATGCTACTTTATGTTTGAATACTACTGGTAGACCTTACTATGGCGATGGTGCGGCTGAAGGCATGTTGAATGATATTGCTATTGAAGGTACTTGTACACTTGTTAGACGTATGTATGAGAAGTGTAAAGTATTTATTGTCACTGGTAGAGAAGGCACTCCTGAAATCGTAGCAGCTACTAAAGAATGGTTGGCTAAGCATGATATTAAGGTTGATGAACTATTCTTCCGTCCAGTTAAGGATTACAGTCCCGGAGCTGAATGTAAGAAGAAAATCTACGAGGACAATATTAAGGGAAAATATAATGTTCAATTCGTTCTTGAAGACAATTACAAATGTGTAGAGATGTGGAGAGAACAAGGTTTGACCTGTTTACAACCAAACGAGGGAAAGTTTTAGTATGATAGACAACTTGGGAGATAGAATGAAATCTTACTATGAGAATCGTTCTAAAACATTTTTGACTAGGCGTACTCCAGTTATTATAAGGCTGGATGGAAAAGCATTTCATACATTCACAAAGGGTTTTAATAAGCCCTTTGATGAAGTTATGTGTAGTGCTATGCAACAAACAATGAAATATTTATGTGAGAACATTCAGGGATGTGTTTTAGGATATACACAATCTGATGAAATAACTTTAGTACTTATTGACTATCAGAAACTTACTACTGATGCTTGGTTCGATTATAACGTCCAGAAAGTATGTAGTGTAGCTGCATCTATGGCAACTCTTGCTTTCAATAGACAATTCCAGAGACAAATTGTAGAGCTTTCCTATAATGGGAAATTAGATAATGACGAACTAACTAATTCGTACAAGCGTTCTGCTAAAGCTGGAGCAGTGTTTGATGCCAGATGCTTTAACATTCCAAAGGAGGAAGTAACTAATTGTATCTTATGGCGGCAACAAGACGCTATTAGGAATAGTATTTCCTCTGTAGGACAGGCTAATTTCTCCCATAAAAGATTAGAAGGTTTGGATTCTAAACAAATCCAAGAGCTATTATTTCAAGAAAAAGGAATTAATTGGAACAATTATCCTACCAAATTTAAAAGAGGGAGTTGCTGCATAAAGAAATGTTACCAAGCCACGGGTTCAGTTTTGAGAAGTCACTGGTTTATTGATGATGAAATTCCAATCTTTACAGGAGAAGGAAGGGAATATATTGAAACACTATTATAATGGGAATACTAGTAGGACAATTAATTGAAATTCTCCAGAAATACGACCAAGATAGAGTAGTAATGATACATACTCTTAATGGAGAAAATGTCGAAGTTAATGGGTATTTCGTACAGAAAGACCTAAACGATGACGGATTTTATTTAACAAACTTAGATGTAATTCCAAATGACTGAAACATATATAAATCACGGAGAATTGTTAACTCAATCTCTTAGAGATGTTAAAGCTAATTTCCTAGCTATCATGGAAACATTACCGGAGTGTTTTGTTGGTAAGTGTCCTTTTGATATAGTTCTAGAGGTAATGGAACAGCTAGGATTCGAGGAGCTTGAACATGAAACAAACGGTTGGGATTTGGATTATTGGGCTACATTTACTAAAGGGAATTTAACTTATTCAGTAGATGGCAGCCATTATTATGGAAACTGCAAAGTTGAGAAAGTGTATGACAATTGATAATTTTGATTTAATAGAGGAAAACTTAAAGTTTGAATCTAATGATGATTTCTACTTTCTTCAAGTAATTCAACGAAAGAAGGATGGAAATGTAACTGGGAGAGGCAATAATGGGGCAAGACTCATTAAAGCCTATTATATACACAGTATTGATTATCTTGAGGAAAAGAAACAAAAGATAATTGAACTGTGCCAAAACAATAATGCTAGAGCATACATTCATCTTAATAAAAGAAGTTACTTCAAGACAGCATGTGGAGCTCAAGAGAAACTTGCAAGGATGCTTATGGAAGGAAATGCCTTCCAAGCTCCAAGGGTTTGGGACCATGTCTGTGGGGAACTTCCTGCACAAAGTGGGAGAAATCTATTAAGGTTAGTAGATGTTGATACTTGTGATAAATGGAAATTAAACGCCATTATAAGAATTGTAAATTCATGTAGAGGTAATGAGGATAATAAAGTAAAGCTTGTTGTTCCCACTCTACATGGCTATCACCTTATTACATCTAAATTCGATGTTGAACAGTGTCAACAAGAATTAGCAATTAATGGAATTGATGCTCTAGACATTCATAGAGACAATCCTACATTATTGTATTATCATGAACCAAGAATTGTTGGTGGCTAAGCTGAAAAGCGTAACCACCTTTTTACAAGCAGTTAGTCTTTGTACCCAATTTCTTCCAGCCGAACTACGTATCCAAATAGAGAAGATGTTACATTATACATTACAAGAGATGAAGGATATATGTACAATTCTAAAAGACGAACAGAATGTCAAACCTACCATTAGGAGCAGAACTAGACGAAAGAGCTCCGTTTAATGTTAATGAAAAAGTATTCAAGTTTTCTGTAGAGATTACAGGAGACTTCTATTATGAATATCAAGGAACCTTAGATACTGATGAATTTGAGATTGCAAGAATGTTAAAAGAACGGATTGCAGATTTTATGGCATCAAATGGAGATATAGATTTGGATGAAATTAGTGTGGGAGTTCATTAATGATTTATCTAGTTACTACGCAGCAAAGATTCTTTAAGTCCGATGCATATGAAATCATGTCTAAAGAAGATGCTTTAGAGCAAATCCTAAAACACAAATGGATTGAATATGATAGTGAAACTGAAGGATTGGACCCTTACACTAAAGCTTTATTATGTATTCAATTTGGCTTAGGTGAGGACCAAATAGTAGTAGATACCACAACAATTGATGTTAATTATTTTAGACCAGTGTTTGAGAATCCTGATATTACATTACTAGGATGGAATCTTTCATTTGATTTGAAATTTTTATATCATCACAGAATAGTCCCTGTAAATGTATGGGACGGAATGATAGCTGAGAAGCTATTATATTTGGGATATCCAGCCCAATTTCATAGCCTGTCTTTACAATCTGCAGCACACCATTATTTAGGTTTAGACTTGGATAAGAGTATTCGGGGTAAGATTGTTAATACTGGATTAACAGAAGATGTCATAGTTTATGCTGCACATGATGTTGTTTATCTTACTAAGATTAAAGAGAAGCAAACAGTTGAGTTGGTAAAGAAAGACCTTCTTAGAGCTGTTGACTTTGAAAATCATTTTGTTCCTGTTATTGCCTATATTGAATATTGTGGTGCAAAGATTGATGTAGACAAATGGAGAGCTAAAATGAAGGATGATATTAGGCAAATGAAGGATGCCGAAGCAAGTATTAATAAATGGGTGAAGGATTTTTATGAAGAACATAAAATGATTCATCCAGACCCACAGCTGAAAAATCGTCCGTTTGTAAAGACACATATTATGACTACACTTAGAAAGGAAATGAAAGACCTGATGAAGATTCCTCCTACTGCATTTGGAGTAAAGAGGAAAGTTGTTGATGAAGGAATAGAATATTCATTTGGAATACCTTTCGATTATGTAGAAATGAATCTACAAGGAGATTTATTCTCTGGATTTGATAACGCATATAGGTGTAATATAAACTGGAATAGTAGTAAACAAGTTGTTCCATTATTTGAATTACTTGGAATAAATTGTACAACAGTAGACAAGAAAACTAAACAGAAAACTAAATCTGCTGGAATTGATATTATTGAACCGCAGAAAGCTAAATGTTCTATTATTGAACCTTATATAGAGTTTAAAAAGACAGGACAGTTAGTAAAGGCTTTTGGAGAGAAGTTTTTAAAGCTCATAAATCCAGTGAGTGGGCGTATTCATGCTGACTTTTATCAGCTTGGAACGGATACGGGACGATTAAGTTCAAGTAATCCGAATCTTCAAAATCTTCCACATACTGCAATTACTAGAGCCTGTTTCGTTTCAGAGCCTGGAAACAAATGGATATCTGTGGATTATAGTGGACAAGAATCTTTCCTAATGGCATCCGCCGCTAATGATAAAGCTATGCTTGATGAACTTATTAATGGTTCTAAAGATATGCATTCTCTGACAGCCAAGATGGTATTTAAGGACAAAATTCCTCAAGATATGCCTACTGAAAAAGTAAAAAAACAATTCCCAGAACTTAGACAAGAGGCAAAGGGATATGAATTCTGCTTTAATTATGCAGGTAATGCTTCTACTTTAGTAAGAAACTATGGTATCCCGAAAAGGAGAGCTCAAGAAATTGAGGATAATTATATGAATGGTTTCGCGGGATTGAAGGCATATCAGGAACGTCAAAAGGAATTTGTTGTGAAACATGGATATATTTTGCTAAGTCCTGTGACAGGACATAAAGCATTTATTTATGATTGGGATAATCTGAATAGAATAAATGATGATTTAGGGACAGTAGATGGGCAGTATGCTATGCAAACTCGGGATGAGAGTAATCCATTGTTCCAAGAAGCTGACTTCTTAAGAAGAAGATTATCTGACTCTATGAAGCAGTCTGTAAATTATCCGATGGAGGAGACTTGTGTCGGATTAAAACTCCTTAAATTCGGTGAACCCTGAGATGGGAATACCGAGCCAAGCATAATAGTAATATTATGAAGGTGTAGAGACTAGAATATGGATTCCTTACTTCAAGGCGGTAAGGAAGGTAAAATTCCACGAAAAGGGAGAAAATGTTTTAATTATCCAAAAATTATTATTATCTTTGTTGTGAATTAAAAACAGAGTAATAATAATTTATATGGAGACAAAAGTATGTAAAAGTTGCGGAAAAGAACTTCCATTAGAGGATTTCCCAAAAAATAAAGGATGCAAAGACGGTCATACCAATTTTTGCAAAATTTGTACTAAGGAAAAACGAAGAACAAGATTAGGAACATCTATTGAAGTGTTACAGACTGAAGGAATGAATATTTGCCCAGTTTGTAAAAGAGAACTTCCAATAATTGAATTTGCAGAAGATGCAAAAAGCAAAACTGGTAGAAAATGGTTATGTAAAGCGTGCTATTCTGAGCATTCTGCTATTAATCAAGGTAGAGATAAGAATTATTTCAGAAAACTTCGATTGAAGGTAAGTCCTGAGTATAAAGCTGAAATTGCGGAACAAAAAAGGAAATCACGTGAAAATAACTATGAGGCAGAAATCCTAAGAAAATGTAGGTATAGAGCAGAACAAAGAGGTCTAGACTTTAATTTAGAGTTGGAAGATATAGTAATTCCAAAATATTGCCCTATATTGGAAGTTCCCTTTCAATTTGGGAGTAAGGATGATTATTCTTATTCCCCATCGATAGATAGAATAGATAATTCTAAAGGATATATAAAAGGAAATATTCAAATTATTAGTATGAAAGCTAATACTATGAAGAATTCAGCGACTCCAGAAGAATTATATAACTTTTGTAAAAACATTTTAAGATATAGTCCGAACTACATTGAAAAAGAAAATGTAGAGTCTGAGAATAAAGAGTCTCAGAGATAACAAATATGACAAGGAGCAGGAGCATTGTGCTTTAAATTAGCTTCTATAAAGCTATTTAATTGGCTAAAGGAAAATAACTTGCTTTTTAAAGTTAAGTATTGTATTCCTGTACATGATGAAATCAATCTTGAAGCTCCGGAAGAGATAGCAGAAGAAGTAGCTAAGATATTAGTTCAATGTATGGAATCTGGAGGTAAGCCATTTTGTACAAGAGCACCATTAACAGCAGATATATCAATTGGAGACCATTGGATTCACTAAAAATATGAAATTAATAAAACCGAGTTTTGAAATAATAGAACAAAAACCAAGAGATATAGTTATTCCAGCAGATATGGAAATTGGTCCTCAAATGTGGAAAGAAGAGCTTATAAACTCTGTATACAGACAAATAGAAATGGCTGGAAGAACTTGCTATAAATCAGAGGACAAAATAACAGAAACTTCTGCGAAGGAGTTTGTGGATAGAATGGTTAAGTCGGGACACGGTGCTATGTTAGAGCATGGTACTGTGTATCTAAGAATTCCAGATGTTAGCTCTGACGGTCAATGGGTATATCCTGCGAAAGGTAAATATCTCGGAAACAAATATTCAGTTACAAAATCCAGATTAGAAGGAATTGCTCAAAATCCATATTCAGTCTTTTATGTGACTACTAATTATAGAGTACTGGTGGAAAATAATTGGCTTGACGACTTACAATATATCTGTGAGCCTACAGAGTATCATGTTAAGAGAGTTACCGTTAAGTTTATTTGTGACAGAGGTGTATCCCATGAATATGTAAGGCATAGAGTATTCAGCTTTGCTCAAGAAAGCACCCGTTATTGTAATTATTCCAAGGATAAATTTGGTAATGAATGTACCTTTATTATTCCTAGCTGGTTAAATTATGAAGAACAACAGTTCGTTAGCAAGAATGATTCTTCTTGCAGTATTAGAACTGACCTATCTGAGCATGAGTATTTTATAGATTTATTACTAGAGTCTGAGAGAACTTATAATTATCTAACCCAGTATTGTGATTGGAAACCTCAACAGGCAAGAGCAATACTTCCTAACAGCTTGAAGACTGAATTAGTAATGACAGGCACTATTGAACAGTGGGAAGGCTTCTTTAAGTTAAGAGATGCAGGTAGTGCGCACCCACAGGCTTATGAGTTGGCACATCCTTTACACGAAGAATTTATTAAAAGAGGATGGACAAAGAATAACTAAATTAGTTTTACTTAAAATATATAATTAAAAATGGAAGACTTAATAGTAACTCCGTATGACATTGACACAACTTTAGGTGTTGAAGAAGTAGATGAAAGGAAGGACAAAAAGGAAAACAATGGTGCAGAATTTATGCAAGAAATGTTTCAGAATGAAGAGTTCAGAAATATGTGGATAAAGATGCATACTCCTTGGAAGAGCAAAATTAGAACTGGAACTCATGGTCACAAGACCGGAAGAAATGAAATCTGTCCTTACTGTACGTCAGGAAAGAAATTTAAAAAGTGCGAATGTTATGAAAGGTACAAAGCCGACCCATTTATTACGGGCGGAAGTCAAGCAAATATTTGAGGTTTGGTTGACTAATGAACAAGCTGAAGAATTGATGGCTCCAGAAGGATATGTAAAAATATCCACGGAGTCTAAATTGTTTGAGAATCTGGTATCTATGGATATTCCTTCTGTAAAGTTGGATGGACAAGAACTGCCAGATTCTTGTTATTTAAAAATTGACAATAAGAAAATACATGGCAAATCTGACAAATAAATTTGACTGTAATAAGGTATTTTTCACTTCTGATTGTCACTTTGACCACGCAAATATAATTAAGTATTGTAATCGTCCATTTGAGTCTGCTGATGAAATGAATCGGCAACTCATATTAAATTGGAATAAAGTAGTCCAGTGGGACGATACGGTCTTCATATTGGGCGATTTCTGCTTTGGTCAAAAGACACGTTGGGAGAAAATTTTACCTCAACTAAACGGCTATAAATACCTTGTATTAGGTAATCACGACAAGTTGAAATACATCCCAGAAAATGGGTTCGAAGCTGTTGAAAGACAAATGATGATTACTATAACAGGTGATGAGGAATGTAATAACCAACAACTCTTTATGAGTCACTATCCTATGATTACATGGGACGGTTCTCATAGAGGAAGTTGGCAATTGTATGGACACATTCATACTGAAAAAGGAAAGAAAACTCCTTTTGAAGATAAATTAGTTCCAAATCAGTATGATGTTGGTGTAGATAATAACGATTACACACCAGTATCTTGGCAACAATTAAAGGAAATAATCACTAAAAGAAATTTAAGAGGTTAAAAATGGAATATAAGATTTTTGAATCTTCTGACACTAATGTCAAGAAGTTTGTATTTGAATGGGGAGCTAGTGCAGTAACGAAAAAAAGGAATTGCAGAAGCAGTCCTTTATCGTTATGGAGAATACGCGAAGAGAACAGTAATTTGCTGTTCTGTACAGTCTGGATGTCCGGTTGGCTGTACGTTCTGTGGAACAGGAAAGTTCTTTGTAAGGAATCTTGATTGGCATGAGATAATAGAACAAGTAACTACAGTTCTAAGTACCATTGATTGTAATACTAAAGACATTGAGAAATTCCAAATTATGTTCATGAGTATGGGAGAGCCATTTCTGAATTATATCAATTTGGAGCGAGCTATCGAGTCTTTACATGACTTATATCCAAATGCTCAACTATTAGTGTCCACATCTGCTCCATCTACATTATATCATGCAATGTCAGAGTTTATTGAACTCTCCAAAAGAATACCTCAAGTCGGATTGCAGTTTTCAGTACATGAATCAACTGATGAAGCTAGAGCAAAATTAATTCCGACTAAGACTTGTACTCTCCGCCAGATTGCTGCTGCGGGAGAATTTTGGGCAGCGAACACAGGAAGAAAACCATTCTTCAATTACTGTGTACATGAAGGAAATGATACAGAAGAAGACGCAAGGAGACTGTACAAACTCTTTCGAACCGATGTTTGGGAAACTACTCTTTCTGTAATTTGTGAAAAGGATGAAACTGTAAAGAATTCTATTGATAGACAAATTCGTCTTATTAGAGACTTTAACAGGAGACTCTGTGAACTAGGTTTCTCCACTAGAGTATTTAATCCTGCTGGTCAGGACGATATTGGTGGAGGATGTGGACAATTGTGGTACTTCCAAGACTGGTTAAAACATGAAGGTATTAATAAGTCTTGAGGGAGCATCACCACAAACAGATATAGTACGTAATCTAACGCCATTAGAATTTAGAGATTTGCTTAGTAAACCTGCATGGGTTCCAGTAAATTATCTGGGTTGGGCAGGTAGTACCGTATATTACAAAATAATATCATATAATGATTAAACAATAAAATACTATGGCTTTAAAAAAGAAATATCAAACAATAGAGGAATTATTGGTTTATCCAAGTCTCGAACCAACCATTGAAGTAATTCCAGATGATGGTGCTCATCGTTACCGTGCCCAAATGTGTGCTGGCTTTGTTAATGGCAAAACCAAGTATGTGGATGCTACTGACACAATTCAGTTTGTTCACAAGCATGAAGACGGTACAGTAACTCCTGGTTGGCAATCAGAGCAACTTGCACTTATCTTACTTGATAGAGTGAAGAAGCTGAATGAGAAGTTCCCTTGTGAACAGAACGCTAAGCAAGTAGCAGCACTTGAAGCATACCTTGATGCTTGTAAAGAACGTGTTGAAGATAGAATTAACCGTAACGTAATGGGAGACTTGAAGGAATGAAAGTTTTTATAGATAAACCTGGCATTGATTCTATTCTTAAGCAGGGGAATATTATTGAGTTTGCGTTTGATGGTAAACCCAATAATATAGGCATCTATGTAGGGCGTGACCAAACAGGACACACTATAATTCTTTTAGAACATCCAGCTTTTGTACCAGGAACTTTAATGACGTATTCATATATGGATGACGTTAAGTTATTTAAAGGTACAGTGACTCTTAGTAATGATTAAAACTTATTACTACGCAATAGATAAAGATGGGAAGGGTTGGTATTATGACAATCCTCCCATTTGGGATGGAGAATCTTGGAATGTAAATCCTAAGTATGATGCTTGGGGTAAAGTCAACGACCTTCATCCCAAATCTTTGTTTAGCTTTCCTATACCAGAAGGAATGACTTATGAAAATGAACCTATAAAATTTGAAATTGAAATATGAGAAAGACATTTGCAATAACCGATGAAGACGGAAAGCGTTGGTTACTTGATACAAAAGGAACTCCTATCCGTGATACTGTGATAGGAGAGTGGGTTGATAGTAAAGCCATCTCTTTTGATTATCTTCCAGATTTGCCACCTATTTTTAGAGAAATGTTCTATTTCTATGCTGGAGAGCAAAGGTGGGAAGATGAACCAGTCGAAATCCCACCACTTGGGCAATTCATAAAAGATGTATATTCAAGAAAAGATGAGTACGGCAATAAATTCAAATATTTTGTATTCAAAATAGAGGATTTAGCTAATGCTCTTGGAGAATGTAGACTAAGAGAGTTCTTTGACATTACTGAAAGGTACAATGAATACAGAGCCAACCATAGAGGTAAGGCTCCAGGTAAGTATTGGGTAATTAACAGAGACGAGGTTCCAGAGATAAAATCATTTGAGGAATTTAAAAAGAAAGTAACAGAATGAGACTTTGGATAACAAAAGACGAAGAAGGATTGTGTTTGTGGAGAACAAAACCAGCCCTTAATGAAGATGGGGTTTGGTGGGAAGATGATGAAGACTATGAAGAAATTAATTCTTGCATCTATTACTCTATTACTGGCTATGCAGACCTCCCCAAAGAAGGAGAAATCATAGAAATAGATGTTACTCTTGTTTCTCCTTCCCAACAATTAGAGAGTAAGAAATACATAAAAACTAGGAAACATAAATGAAATTTGGCGCATTATCAGACTTACATGGGATTCTTCCAGAAATAAAAGAAGAGTGTGATATTTACTTAATCTGTGGGGATATTACCCCACTAAAGATGCAAAGAAATATCCCACAAAGCAAGAAATGGCTCAGTCATGAATTTGCTCAATGGGTAAAAGATTTACCTTGTGAAAAAGTATTTATGGTAGGCGGAAATCATGACTTTGCATTAGCGTCTATATATCAGAATACTCTTTCCAAAAATTCCCTTCTTTATACTCCCACTGATGGGAAGTTAGTAATGCTCGATAATGAGTCATATACTTACATTGATTATAAAGATGGAACCGAATACACAATTTGGGGAACTCCATATTGCAAGATATTTGGAAATTGGGCATATATGTATGAGGAGAAAACTCTTATAGAAGCGTACTCCACAATGCCCGAACATTGTGATATAGTAATCTCACACGATGCTCCTAAGCTGTGTGGATTAGGTGTTATTCATCAGTCATGGACTAGAGAGGATGTAGGTAATCCTTGGTTGGCTGATGAAATTATGAGAAAACATCCAAAGTATGCTTTCTGTGGACACATTCATTCAGGAGAACACAGATTGATGACTTTAGATGATATGAAAATGGCAAATGTGTCTTTAGTAGACGAGAGATACATTCAATCATTTGAACCTTTAATAATTGAATTATGAGTAATAGTAACAGTAGTGGAGGAATTGGCATAGGTGGAATTCTTCTTATAGTATTTATTGTTCTTAAGCTATGTGGCGTCATAGCTTGGTCTTGGTGGTGGGTCTTAAGCCCATTATGGATTCCGATAGCCTTATGGTTGGCTATTGTTGCAATTGCAGGAATATTTAGTAGCTGGAGTCGATGAGTAAAATACTTATAGTAGTTGATATGCAGAATGATTTCTGCTTAGAGAGTGGCTCTTTATATGTAAAGGGAGCCACTCCTGCTTTATGGAATATAGAAGAATTAATGTATAAAGAGCATTTTGATAGAGTGTGGTTTACTGTGGACTGGCACGCTTTCTTTCATCCTTCTTTTAAAGAAAATGGAGGAGAGTGGCCAGTTCATTGTGTCCAATATTCCCAAGGTGCGGCAATTAATGATTTACTTCTTACAGCTTGTAGAAATAATAATCTCCGATACGATGTAATTGAGAAAGGACTGTTTAAAGAGGAATATGGGGCTTTTCCAGACCTTAAACCTGACCCAAACAGGAAAAGCCATTATACTTATTCGCTTGATGATATTTACGATAGTAGAGCTGACATATACCTTTCGAATGAATCGGAAATTGTAATTTGTGGAGTTGCGGGAGATTATTGTGTACTTAACACAATTAAGAACTTGCAACCTATTTGGGATAGGCTTTCAGTATACCTCCCAGGGATTGCATCTATTGATGGCGGAACAACACTCCAAAAATTTATAAAAGAAAATAAGTTAAACATTTATCAACCAATAGAGAAATGATAATTAAATCAATTTTAGATACAGATTTATACAAGTTTACAACTTCTTATGCTTACATGAAGTTGTTCCCACAAGCGGTAGGAACTTTTGAGTTTAAAGACCGTGATAATACTGAATACACAGAAGAGTTTGTTGAGCAACTTCGTATTGAGTTATATAACCTTGCTCAGGTAAGACTTACAAGTGATGAATTTGAGTTTATGAACTCTATTCGATTCATTCCAAGACATTACTGGGAATGGTTATCTCAATTCACATTTAACCCAAGTAAAGTACAAATCTTCTTGGATGAAGAAAAACATCTTCACATTGTAGCAAAGGATTATCTTTATAAAGTCTCTCTTTATGAGGTGCCTATCCTTGCAATGGTTTCAGAGTTAAGAAATAGAATGTTGGGCTATAAAGTCAATATTCCTGTAATGCTTAATAAACTGGAAAGTAAAATTAAGCGTTCCAATCAATCAGGAATTTACTTTTCCGAATTTGGAACTCGCAGAAGATTCTCTTATAATATACAAGAAGAAGTTATTAAGTACATTAAAGAAAAATCAATCTATTGTACCGGAACTTCCAACTGCTACTTTGCGATGAAGTATGACATGAAACCAATGGGAACACATCCACATGAATGGTTTATGTTCCATGGCGCTATGTATGGTTACAAACAAGCTAATTATATGGCTCTTGAGAATTGGGTAAATGTTTATGACGGAGACTTGGGAATAGCTCTTACCGATACTTACACATCGAATGTATTCATCAAGAACTTCTCACGTAAACAAGCTAAGTTGTTTGACGGAGTACGATGTGATTCTGGAGACGAGTATGAATTTGTAAATAAAATGATTGCTCGCTATAAAGAATTGGGTATAGACCCAACTACGAAAACCATTATCTTTAGTAATGCTTTGGATTTTGAAAAGGCTGAAGATATTGCTCTCTATTGTATGACTAGAATTAGAGCATCGTTCGGTATAGGTACAAACCTTACCAATGACACTGGATTTAAACCCTCTAACATTGTTATGAAACTTACATCTTGTCAGATGAACTCTAATCAGCCGGTATATGACTGTGTAAAGCTATCTGATGATGAAGGCAAACATACGGGACGTGCAATGGAAGTTAACTCTTGTTTAGCAGAACTTGGACTATGAAATTTGAATATTTAGAAAAAACAGACATTACCTGCGAAGAGCTTAATCGACTGGGCGATGACGGTTGGGAATTAGTCGCAACTATAATTAAGTTCTTATCAGGAGGCAAAGTTTCCAGTCGGGTAATAGTTTATTATCTTAAACGAGTAAAACAATGAAAGAATTAAATTATGAAAAGGTATTTAATACCTTAGTAGAAGAAACAGCAAATTATGTTACTTCTAATGGTTTGAAAGCAATGGTATTAGGCATCAGTGGAGGAATTGACTCCACTGTTGTTGCTGCTATCTGCCATGAAGTTAGTAAGAAGACTGGCATTCCTCTTATAGGTAGAAGTCTTCCTATTAAGAATAAAGAAGATGAGTTTGACGTATCTAAACTTGTCGGAGAAGCCTTCTGTGATGAATTTAAAGTATTCAATCTGAGTAATTCTTACAAGGCATCCTTATTTGACCTTTGTGCTGATGCAGGATTGATTAAAGACTGTAAAGGCTACGACTGGTATTGGCTAAGTGATTTAGAAGAACTGGCTGGCAGAACCCCTATTGCTAATGGCAATATCCAAGCTAGATGTAGAATGATACATCTTTATGATATAGCATCTATTCGCAAGGGATTAGTAATGAGTACAGATAATCAAACTGAATATCAGCTTGGATTCTGGACTATTCATGGTGATGTTGGTGACTTTGACCCTATTCAAGACCTGTGGAAGACTGAAGTTTACGGACTGGCAAACTATTTGCAAGACCATTATAAAAGTAAAGCTTTAGAAGCTCTTCGTAATGATTATAAAGAAACTTGCGATAATTATAAAGCAATGTCATGTGCTATATATAATTCTTGCAAGCTAGTTCCCACTGATGGTCTTGGTATTAGTAATAGTGACTTAGACCAGATAGGTGCTAAGGACTACGCTACTGTGGATGATATCCTTAGTAGATTCATTCCATTCGAGGACTTTAGAAAAAGCTATGATTCAGCTGGACAAATCATGCACCCACATGATGAAATGGCAGAATCTGATTGCTGGTCACAGTTATGTGCTAAACATGGAGAAGATGTAGTCAATAAGGTTTGGAGCCGACATTTAGCTTCCGAATTTAAACGTAAGAAAGCTCCAATTTATATACCCAGAAAAGAATATGAAAACGATTGACAAAATATATGAGCAGTTATTAGTTGCTCTAAAAGAAGCCAACTATCTTGTATCTGACTATGATTATACATGGGAAGATTCTTTCTATATGATAGTTGAGAAAATGGACGATGATTCTCAGGCATTTAGATTGACTGTTAGACTTGAGGAAGAGACAGTCCATGCCACTCTTGACTTGGTGGAAGTATATGTTCAAGAAAGATACTATAATGCTGACGACGATTATCTTCCTGATGATTTCGAGGATGAAATGAAGTTCGAGGTAGATGACCCCGAACTTATTAAAAATCTTGTCGATTTCGTGGGAAATATAGGGTTCTGTGGTGTATCTGATTTGGTTAATGATTTACTCAATGAAATAGAGGAGTTGACCGAACGATACAGTGTAGAAGCTATTAGTTTTTTATCAAAAGAATTGGACTCTCGTGGATATTTCGTAGACTAAAAAAATTAAAATATATAAAAATGAAAGTAGGATTTTTATTAGGAACATTTGACCCAATCCATATGGGTCATTTGTACATGATTACATCAGCACTAAATGATAACTTGGTTGACGAAGTAGTGGTGGTTCCAACTATGCAGAATGTGTGGAAAGACCGCGAAGCAACTGAATTTCAACACCGGTGTTTTATGACACAACTGGCTATTGATGAAATTGATAATTGCACAATATCTAGTATTGACTATTACACTCCAGAACCTCACTATTCCTATCAAACCCTACAACTTTTGAAGGAATATTATCCAAACGAAGAACTTTATCTGATTGTAGGTGCAGACATTGTAGATGATATTGCAAATTGGAAGGAAGGAGAATGGATATTAGAAAACTTTAAGCTGATTGCAGTAAATAGAGCCAACAGTTCATTCAAGGCGAAGGTGGATGGGTATATTAGTTGTACTTTTGACGTAAGCTCTACTATGATTAGGTATTTGGTTAGGGACAAGAAACAAATTTACCCTCTTGTACCTAAAGCTATTAGCCAATACATTCACCGATTTAATCTTTATAAAAATGAATAAAGCATATGTATCATATAGTATGCAATATGCTAACTTAGTTCCAGAAGTAGAAATATTTCTGGACTCTCTTGGTTATGAGCCAAACCACTGGAAAATGGGAACCAAGTATGAAAGTTCCTTATTAACTGGTTCTGATATTGCAGTGTTTATTATAAATGATTTCAATTGGGGAATCAAAGTCGAAGACATGACTAGAGGAACCAAGAAAGAACTTGAAACCTGTCATAAGAAAGACATTCCAATATATATTGCATATAAAAGGAAAACTGATAAAGTATTATCTATCTATAAATCAGAGTATGATGGAAAGACTTTGGTAGGGATTGCAGGCACTTCATTAATGCCTTACAATGACCTAAAGTATAATCCATTGGAAGAACTCGAAGAAACATCTAAAACAAAAAGAAGACATAAATGAGAAATTGGAGTTATACAATTGAAGAAGGAGAACATGCTGGCAAGACCTTATGGTCTGGTCGATATTGTGCAGTTGCTGCATTCGCATTTTGTAAAATCAAGGGTGAATGGTGTGTCTTGGCTAACCAAAGAGGAGAAGGAACTCCCGATTTCCAAGGTTATTGGAACTGTCCTTGCGGTTTTCTAGATATGGAAAAAGCGGAAGAAGCCTGCTCTCGTGAAGCATTTGAAGAAACTGGAGTTAAAATTGACCCATCTAAATGGGCTTTATTTGGAGTTGAGACAGACCCAGAACACTGTAATAACGGCAATGTAACATTACGTTATATGACCATTCTTAAATACGGAAAAGATAATGTATCTACTTCTATGGAAGCTGTATTGAATGGAGATGGTGAGAAAAATGAAGTAAAAACTATCCAATGGGTTCCTATAAGAGATATTTCAAAATACAAATGGGCATTTAACCATGAAGATAGAATCCTTGAGGCAATCTCTTGGTATAATATTAACGTCTTTGAAAAAGACTTAGACGCACAAATAGTTCCATGATATATTTTATAAGCGGACATAGAGACATTACAGAAGAAGAATTTAAGAAGTACTACGTTCCAGCTATTTACTCTGCCTACCACAATCAAGATTTTGAAGGATTTGTGGTAGGTGATTATGAAGGAGTAGATAAGATGGCTATGGACTTTATAACAGAAAACCTTCCATGTGGTTTAACAATATATCACATGTTTGAAAATCCCAGAAATACTCCCAAAGATGAATCAATGATAAGTTATATGGGATATTACAAGACTGACGAAGATAGAGACGCGGCAATGACAAGAGTGTCAGATGTTGATATTGCTTATGTCAGGGAAGGCCGTTGGAATAGTGGCACTGCTCAAAATATCAAAAGAAGACATACTATAAAGAAAAATGGATAAAGAAGATTTACGAAAACGAATAGCATTATTTTTTGCACTCGGGGCCATTGGGATAGGAGGTATAACCCTAGTGGCATTATTTTTAGCATTTACATATTCACTTAATGTATGGTTTGGAGTATGCGTCTCTGCCATACTGTTAATGGGTATAGGAGGTATAACTTTAAACATATTAGAAGAAAATGAGAGAGGATATTGATGAATTGATTAAAGAATCAATGAAGGCAAAGACAAGAACTCGTACTGAAGTTCTTAGGGCAATTAAAACTGCGTTTCTGGTTCATGAAACACAAAAGAATGCAAAACCTCTTGATAAGGCAACAGAGATTGCTATTATTAAGAAGTTGAGAGACCAGCGCATCGATAATGCTGAACAATACCGTATGGCAGGAAGACAAGACTTGTATGACATAGAGATGCAAGAATCTCTTATCTTAAATGAATTCCTTCCCGAAATTCCTGGGGAAGAGCAGTTACGTGCAGGCCTATTTGACCTTGCTTCAATTTATAGAATGTCAGACAAAATTGACAGCCTTGTAATTCCAAAGAAGAATATGGGAACAATAATTAAAGGAATGAAAGATAAGTTCCCTGCTGCAGACGGTAAACAAATTTCCGACTTAGTAAAATCGTATGTTGTATGATGAACAATCTTGAGACGTCAGACCCGATACTCTTTGCAATTTCATGTGAAATTCATAGACTTATTCTTAAGTCAGATAGTGACGGTTTCTTAGGGTTTTCTGATGAGATAGCTGACAAAAAAGAACTTGTCGAGCAATATAACAAAATTAGGGAAAAGATGCCGTATCTAGACCCTACTTTTGTTCTTAATGAACTAAAATACTACATGAAATGATAATTGGAATAACAGGAAAAGCCCAATCAGGGAAGGATACTGCGTGTAAAATAGTACAATTAGTAGACTACTATAGATACTTATTGGGAGACGAAGAACGACTAAAAATTTCAGAAGAAGATTTTGTTTTAGAAAACCTAAACAGCGAGACTATTGTAATGGGTTGTAGATGGGAAAAGCATGCATTTGCTGATAAATTAAAAGAATGTGCGTCACTGATACTTGGGGTAAGTAGGGAAAGTTTTGAATATAATTCCTTCAAAGAATCTTTTACTACACTGCCTTTATCTAATAAAGAGGGAGAGCCCATGACCAATAGAGAATTTCTTCAATACTTTGGAACAGAAGTAGGAAGAAATATTGATAAAGACTTATGGATAAAGGCGTTAATGTATAGCTATGGTCGGGATAAAGAAAGTCACTGGATTATTCCAGATGTCAGGTTTCCAAATGAAGCAGATGCTATACGAAATGCTGGTGGAGTTTTATGGAAAATAGAACGAGACGGTAGTGGAGCAGGAAATCACATAAGTGAGAAACTTATTGATAGTATAAGAGTCGATATAATAATCGAAAACAATTTGGATATGAAATATTACGTTAAAGCTATAACATTAGCTTATGATGATACTATGAACATGTTAGAACGATAAAATTTAAGGGCGTCAGTCAGGTAGGTAAAACTACTTGATTGGCGCCCTTATTTTTTTTTCATTTACTCGTTAGCGTTAGGTGCTTTAAAGTTATCTATAACAGTTGGGTTAAGAGGTCTGAATGCTCCAGTATTATCAGTAAAGAATCTTAATACATGCATATCACCGGATGCTACTTTAACTCCATCTTCGAACAATCCACTATAGAATTGATGCATAGGCATCTTAAAGTCTACAGCCCCATTAAAGATTGCAAACATATTAAATTCTCCGCCTACATTTCTTGCTATTCTTGCGATAGCTTGTTCAGTGTTTGACATAGCTTTTGCACCTTTATCTCCAAATAATAAAGCAAGCATTAAATAAATAATTCCTATAATAGCCCCATCTTCTAAAGCTAATAGGAGATTTCTTCTTTTTACAGGGTCTCTCCACGCATCCTTCATTCTCTCTGGCTTAGTAAAGTTAAACAAGTCTCTAAGTGACCATGCGATTCCTTCCATGATTTTACCTTGCCAATCCACAATTGGGTCTCCAGTATTTTCTGTAGTTTTAACTCTAATGGTGTTACCTTCGTTGTCTTGAACAGTATCCCAATAAAGCTTATTTCCTGCATCATCAGTTACCTGAACCCAATGACCTTGGTCGTAAGTGCCTCTTTTTAGGAAGTATTGGTTTTTCTTTGCTGACAAGAAAGTCTGGAATTGGTGAAGGAATATAAACATTCCTTTCTTTAGATATAAAGACTTAGTATCGTGGTCCATATATCCAAATATACCATCAGATTCTTGTTTAATCATATTAGCTTCCAAAGTAGTATATGCTTGAGGAAGAGCTTCTTTATAAACTCCTCTTGAATCCTTTTCTCTTGATAGGAATCTTGAAGTTCCGTCAGCATTCGGAACTTTATAATTTTCTTCAAAGAAAGTTTCCATCATAGCGTTATATAAAGACCTTTGATATTGCCAGTCAGATGAATTAGTGTCAGCATTTGGATTTGCAAGAAGACTAAATCTCTTATCTTTCTTCCAATTGTAAGTTACTTCTCCGTTCTTATATTCATGTGCATCATAACAACCATGTTTCTTCATATAGCCAATAAGGATTGTCATTCTTGATAAGAAGTCGGGAGCTCTATTAGCCCAGAACATTCTGTCATTAAATCTGAATCCATCAGTCTTTTCGTAGTTCATTCTATCAACTAATGCATTCATATCCACGTTAGCCATTCTATATTGCCAGTTTAAGTGCTCTAAGATAGTAATTGTGCTTATCTGTCTTACAGAATCAACCCAAACAGTAGTATAAGCGGAAGTCATATCCTTTAATCCTATCTTGTCTTTATCAAGTAAACTGTTAGCTACTGCTCTTTCATAAAGATTAAAGAATCCAGTAATAGTTTCTTTAGCTCCTGATAAGTAGTTAAAACCAAGAATAAATTTGGTAGATACTGACTTTAACATTCCTAAAGTTCTGAATGTTCCCCTACTTTCTTTATCAATTAAAGATTCATCAAACACAGCTGACTTAATATAATCATTCAAGAAGTCGATAGTTGCTTGGGCATCTTTATTAGAAAGTCTCTGTGTAAATTGAAGAGAAATGATTGCTGCATTAATGGCAGGAAGGACTGTATCCATTTCTTTTTTTCTAATATCAGAGAATACATACATATCCTTAATATGCTCAAGGTTAGTTTCGTATGTTTGCTCCGGTTTACCATTAGTATCGGAAAGAAGTCTTTCTCTTCCCCCTACTGAATTAGAAATATCAAACACGTTATACATTTCTACAAGGTTCTTTAAAGCATCAGTAGATAAGTATTCTTCTTGAGCTGTTGTGGTCATTCTTGGGTTTACCATTTCTAAAGAGCCATCTTCTTTATAAGTAACTAGAGAATTCTTACCATTAGTTATTTTAGAGAATGAGGAACCTCTTAATAAAGGTATTTCAAAGTATCTTTCTCCAACTTCTGCTCTATCCTGTCCTGGATATCTTCTATTATTTAAATCCTCTAGCCAATATTTTAAATAGTTTCTTTCTGCTGGATTTAAATCAGTAGACATATCATATGGATTCTTAACCATAAACTTTCTCTTTCCAGAATCAGATTGGTCAAGTAATCTTTTAAAACGAATTGTTGAATCATTGATAATGGTCTTCCCTACGAAACCTTGTCCAGATTCCTGATAGAACTTATTGGTTATAGCTCTATCTTTGTTCTTATAATTACCATATAAATTAGTGATATTTCTGTTGGTTTCTGCCAATCTATGAGCAACTGATTTTACAATTGGGATTGTATCAATAGTATTTAAGTAAGTACCATTAAATAATTCTCCCCTTTTCCACTGCTCCGCCAGATTACCAAAGTTCTTTGCCCAAAGTTCTTCATTATAGATATCAATGGTAGTGTTTCCATATTTAGCCAAAGCATTAGATACTTGTAAAAATAAATATGCAATAGGATTAGAAATATCAGCAGATGCATTAGTAGAGAAATATCTAGCTTGAAGTTCCTTGAACATTCTTGTAAGGATGTCCATCTTCGCTTGTTTATCAAATGATGTAATATCTCCATCTATTGATAACGTTTTAGCAATTTTATCAAGTCTATCCCTATTTTCATAGGTTCCATAATTCATGATATTGTTAAAGGTTCTCCACGCTATATCAAACTCATCAGTAAACTTCAATGTGTTTCCTTTACTTTGTCCAGATAATTCAGATAGAGTATTAAAGGCATGATTTATTTTCTCTTGATTTAAATAGGAAGAAAGATATTCACTCTTACCAATATTAACTACCTTCATTTCTCCGATAGTATAAGAACCTAAGTCGGTTTCTTGAAAAGCATTGGCAATAGAAAGCAGTTTCATAAGCTCTACATTACCAACTGTGGCTTTAATTACTTGTTTGTCAAGTTCTACTTCTCTATCAGATTTAAATCTTCCAAAAATATTATTACCCTTACCTAGATTAATAGTACTATTAAGGTCATGAGAAGCAATAGAAATTAAATCCATTTCTTTTCTTGTCTCATTAATAAGAAGAATAACATTCATATTAGTAAGAGCATCATTACTAATTATGTTCCATCCTGGCTCATTTTTGTATTTGGATAAGTTTGCTTCAAACAATCCAAGCTTAGGTTCGTATGTATTAGCTGGGACAATCTGTAAACCTGTCCTTGTAGGATTAAAGTTCTTTCCACCAAAGCCATTTACCTTATCAAGATTATATTTAAGATTGTTAGTAATAGCGAGAGTTACATCGTTATCATGCTCTAGTTTTCTTACTAGATAGTCCTCAAATGCAGCTTCCGCTTCTTCTTTAGTAGCTCTTCTTATTTCTCCCTTTTCATTAGTTGATTTAGTAACATCTCTAAACCAGTACTCTCCAGTATTTTTATCAATATGTACTTGAGAAGCAAATAACATATCAAAGTCTACAATATCAGTAGGATTGATTTTACTCATTGGGAAGAACTTACTCATTCTTTCTGACACTGTATTTTCTAATGGATTAGATAAATTTTCTATACCAATAGGTATTTTAATTATTTCGTCAATATTAGCTTTTTGTCCAATATTAGGAAGATAAACTTCTGGTTCTCCGACTGATACTTTATCAATCTTGTGGAGTATTTTATTCCCTTCAATGAGAACTGGGATAATTTTAGTAGATATATTTCTTGCTGCAATTCCTTTGGCTTGTAACATTCTTTTGTAGAAACCAAGCTGATATTGAATAGTATTTTTCTTATCAGCATCCCATCTATCTTGTGGTTTAGTAGCAAGTTTCAAGTCATATATTTCAACGCTTTGATTGCCTTCGTTATCCTCAAATACTGCAAGTAAGTCAATCTTACCTCTAAGTTTTGCATCAGGTCCACCATCGTGGTCTACTACATATTCTGTGTAGAATTTTTTGAATTTCCTTCCTCTTCCACTGTTAAGGATTATGTTTTTCTTTAGAGCCGTAATTCCTTTGATGAAGTTCATTAATGCCCCAGTAGATACTCCATTAAGCGTACTTAAATTCTTTCCTCCTAAGAAGTCTCTTTCAAACTTCTTACTAATTACAGAATCAACCATATCAGCAGAAATATCAAAGTTAGAATTTATAACCGTATCCATTACTAAGTGGAACCCACGACCTATTTCTTGCAAATAATCCCAATATTCAAAGTCTTGGTCTATTGAAGAATCGACCTGTTTTAGCCACTCTTCTGGAGAGACGTCTTCAGGCTTGCCTTGCGACCTATCTATACGGGTGTTCCTCTTGTACCCTTCCCTACTGAAAGCGTTAATAAGGGGCGCAGAGGTGCCTCTCTGACGTGATAAAAACTTCAGAACTGATATAAATCCGTCAGAATATGTTTCTTCATTTTCAATGACATCAGTCATTTCACCTTGCCCTTTAACTACTATTGTATCGTCATTTTTAGCATTTCTTGCTTTAGCTTTTTCATAGGCAAGTTTCCTATCTTTATCTAGTTTATCTTGAGATTTTACCTGTTCTGTATCTAACATAGTTATGTAGTCTTTACTAAATCTAAAGGTATGGTCGACCATACCTTCAAATTCAGTGTAGTTAGATAGTAGATAGTTGTCAAGTTCTTTTTCGGAGTTAAATGTAAGAACCTTTCCAGTACTATTTATTTTTAAAGTATATTTACACGCCATTTTATTCGCAAATTTCAATTAATCCATATCCATCAGTAGAGCTTAGGTTCTTCATAAGAGAAGATTTAATATTGCTAAGTTTTACCATTTTTTGAGCATTAGACTTATTAAATAAAGTTCTCTGAATTGCATATCCGCTATGTATTTCAGATAGAGTTTTCCTCATTAGAGTATATATATTATCGTCATAGAATTCACTCACATCAATGTTTAAAACATCACTAATGATTCCATCCCATTCTATTTCATCGAGTTTCAAATTACGTCCTCTGTAATCTTTTAATACTCTCGTAAAGTATTGAGAGAACTCATGAACTAAAGCTTCTTCAAGTTTATCGTTGTATGTAAGTTCATCGTATGCTTTACTATTATTAATAGTATCGTAAGCATCAGAACCTTCCATTCCTCTTACTAAATCAACATACTTATCATAATTTCTGCTTTTTAAATCAGCTAAGAATAAGTGAGATAACTCATGAAGTAGAGTATCATCAGTCATTAAATCAGAATTTACTATTACTTCTCCATCATAGATAAATGCCTTAACATTATCAAGTGTTGGAAATTTTTCCTTTAATTCTTCTTTTCTGTAAGAAGTAACTTGTACTCCACTTTTTGCTAAGGATGATACTAAATCTTCTACAAATTCAGGAGTAGATAAATTATCGGACAATGTTTCTACATTAGGAGTAGAAGTAATTTTTTCAGTAGTTGGAGTAAGTTCCATAAACATTGCTACTTGAAATCTCTTTACAGTATTTAAGTAATTCCTCTTGATGAAGTCTTCCGTAAATCCAGTTGCTTCTGATATTTCAGTGATTTCATCAGCAAATATTTGATGCAATATTGGAAGGGAAGCTTCATTATTTACCCATCTAAAGTCAACTGCTCCATCAGATGTCCTAAAAACTCCGACATTAGTGTAGAAGGCTTTTACATCTGGACTGATTTGTCTATTCTCTGCTGTATATTGAGTTCTAACTACGTTCTTTAAATCTTCATTAGTTAAAACTCCAGAGTGAACTTCATTGGCTGTAACCCAAGCACAGAACTTACCTTCTGGTCTATCTTCTAGGACAACTGCTTGATAAGTATCGTTAGGATTTATTCTAATAACATCGCCGACCATTAGTTCACTTGGAGAAGAAATATTTCTACCACCAAGTTTTCTATATGTAAGAGCTATCTTTCTTTGTAGTTCTACATTAATAAATTGGTCTTTATCCTTTTCATTCTTAAGTTTGAAAATGTCTCCTTCTTCCTTTCTTGTTAAAGCATAATTATATCCTTGTGGAAGAATAGGAATCATTGATATAACTCCTTCTTTTAACATATCAAACTGTGATAATGGGCCTCTTTCTTCTTCTATTTTAGTAAGTCTTGTATTAAGGTTTTCCCATAGTTTTCCAGAGGAGTCTACTCTTTTAGAACTAAATGCTCTCTCTTTAAATGATTGGGAATCATAGAATTTAAATAGTGCACTATCAGTATATTCAGCAGAGTTCATTAATGAAGTAAATGTTCTAACCCATTCAGCTTTATCAGGAGATTTTACATTACTGTATACCCATTTACTAAGTTCATCAAACACAACTGGAGTCACTCCTAATTGGTCAGCATTTACTACCATTGCTTGAGAAAATTGACCTATACCATCAGTATTTAAATAGTAAAAAGTTCTATTCGCATCAACTGCTTCCTGTAAATATTTAAATACACTTCTAAATGAATTAATTGCTTTGTTTATGTTTGCACTTCCTTCTTCAATAGAATAATCATAATCAGAATTATATTTAACTGATAATGCTCTTCTTTTTGAAGGACTATTGTTTATTTTAACTGCTGCTTCTTCCAATGCACTGATTTTATCTTGAAAATCTTCTGTAACTTCTAAGTTGAAGTCTGGATTAATTTCAATACGAGCATTAGACCCGCCCACTACATTTACATACTTAACTTTAGGATTGAATACTACCTTATATGCATTTTCAGAGAACTTAGATAATGATTGGGAATGGTTAAATCTAAGTAACCTATTAGGCTTAGATGTAAGAGATTCGTCCATATTCACCCTTGTATTGGGATAAAACATAGTATTAAATCCTTTTATGTCTTCTGCATTTTTAAAGTCAAGCTTATTGGTAGATGCTTCTTGAATAAGGTCAAGTACATAACCATTCACATCAAGTCTTCCCTTACCAAAGGAAGTGTAAACGTTCTGAAGTCTATTTTGAATAAGTTCTTCTCTTTCCTCTTGGGAAATAAAGGAGTCAACTTCTTGTTCAAATTTAGTTACATATTTAGAAACCTTATTGAAATTAGAAGTATCAAATACAAAAGCTGCAATTGGATTAGATAAGAGCATTAACCTCTGTTCTCTATTTGCAGGGAGCATATTAGCATCAAAAGCTCCGTTTGGATTTAACGTTGCAAGTCTTAATAATATGCTATCATCATCAATGTCAGGAGTATCATTCTTTGGATTTCTTTCTGCTTCTATATAGTCAAGTCTAAATTTATTTAGTTCTGATACAGAAACAGTATAATCTCCAAAGTTAATTGAATTTGGAAGCTCTTGATTTACAATTAGATTTTCTAAAGCCTTATATTGAACTGGATTTAACTTTAGATTGTTAAAGAACTCTTTGTCTTTATTTCTAAGAATGTTACGAGTAACCTCTGCAAATAAATGATTTCCTATTGTCATTTTTAAATTGGCAATATCATCATTTGTATCATACATATCAGATTGTGTATAATACAACAATCTTCTTAAAGCAGAATATTTGTCAGGAATATTAAGTAACTCTTCTCTTAGTCTGGTTGGAGATTCCAATATTTTAGTGTATGCATCTTCTACTATTCTATATATAGCTGATTGATTATCAAGTAACTGGGAATGAGAATAAACGTAACTTAATGCCCCAAGTAATTTAGGTTGATTATATAAATCATTCTTATTAATTACAACTAAATCTCTCGAATTACCAAGAAATGTTTGAGTTGGAGAATCAGTTACTAGAAAACTCAATCTATTACCTTTACCTCTATCCATTATATCTTTAAAGGCAGTAAAGAACTCCGAGTTAGGAACTCCCACCCTTTTATAGATTTGACTTAATGCATAATGATTAAGGTTTCCCATTAAGTTTTCAGCTATGTATGTATTTCTATCTGTTATATCATTTGGAATTTCTTTGGTTGAAGATATAGATTCTACCCCTCTATTATTTAAATCTATGTTTAAGTCTTCCAATTGACTAGCATAGTTAGGGTCTTCTGCAATTGCAGTGATAATATCGTCTAGGGTTGCAGACCTTTTCAAGTCCACATCCCTAAACTTATATATCTTATCTCCAATGGTAAATTGAATACAATTACTCATCGCAAGTTAATTTTATTTCAGCTTTATTGTTTGAAATTAGATTTACTAATTTAGATATTAAATCGTTCTTAGTTTCTGCTGCAAGTTTTGTAAATCCTTTAGTTAAGAATGGAAGTAACATTGTATTGTTATCAGTAAACAAGTCTAACGTACTCTTTTCTCCATAATTACTTTCTTTAATTACAATCTTTCCAGCATCGTTATCATATTCTTTTGTAAATCTAGTTCCATTTGGTTCGTTATATTTAATAAGTCTTACATACAAATCGTCGAGTTTGTAATCTTCTCCTTCAACAAGGCCATTAGTTCCTTCATTAAGATTAGGATTTTGTTTTGCTTCAAAGTCCATAAACTTAAGAAGTAAACTGTTTCTAACTTCAACTTCATCATTCTTTGTTTTCATACTCAAGGAGTTTTCAAATATCTTAGTAAGAGTATTGTCTCCAAAAGCATTTTTACTAACCAATAGGTTGTATAAAAAGAATAAGTCTCCAGTAGTCATATTTACATCTGGAAGAGGTCTTGTATACTTGATTTCATCAAATGCCTTCAAGTAATTAGAGTACGCAATCTCGTTTGATTCTTGCTCAAGGTTTCCTAAATCAATAGGAAGTTTATATAAGAAGTTATAGTCTTGGAAGCTATTCTTAAAGTATGTACTTGTTAATGCTTGTATGAATTTATTCTTAGGATTCATCGCCTTCATATTTGAAATAAATTCTTGTTCAAACCACATCTTAAATGTTGCTCTATCATACACATTAGCAAAGTCAATTATTTTGCCAGAAGTGGCAACAGGAACAACTTTTCCTAAACTGTTATACATTTTACTTCCCGGAGATAATGAAATCTTATTAGCAAGTTCAGTCTTTAAGAACTTAACAATAGTAACATCACTTACAAACCTATTAATCTCTCCCATGTCTTTAGGAGTAAGCTGACCAATAGCTTTAGCATGTAATGCAGACATTGCCAGATTCTTAGTAAGAGTATATTTAGAAGCATAGAATCCTAAAAGTTTATCATCTACTGCCATAGCATTTAACATTTCGTTAAAGTGAGGAACAGATGTAATAATGTCCAAAATATTGAAAGTATCTTTAGCTTGTTCATAAGCATCAATCATTTCTTGCTTATACTCTGGATTCTGGATAAACTCAATTAGATTAAAGTTTGGAGTAATATAACCTTCATCATCTGGACTAAGTTCATTCTCTTTATTAAAGGAAGTGAATTTTCTATTAACAAAACTTTCTATTTGGTTAATATACTTAATCTTATCCATCAATTTAGTCTTAATACCTTGATTTAAACTTCCCAATCTACCTAGTCTGGTAAGTTCATCTGACTTTTGTTTTAGCTCTAACAATACTTTCATATTGTGTAAGTCTCCGTCTGTCAATGTATTAAGCTCGGCTCTTCTTCTTTTCAACTCATTTACATATCTTGAGAATATATATCTAAGTTGTTCTGCCTTGTTTTCTCCAGTATTATATACTCTAAAGTCTTCTGAATCTTCAGATTGCATCCAATCTTCTTCAGCTTCTAAAGCTCCTTCCCACTCTAATTCAAGTTCAGCTCTACTCTTTTTCTTAGCTAGTTCTTTCTTATATATTTTAAGTGGACTATTGCTGTTATAAGCATAATCTAAGATTGCATCCAAAACCTTTTGATTGGTTATTTTGTTAAGGATATTATAGAACTTAGTTTCAGTTTTCATGATTTCCTTAAGTTCAGCTCCAATTTCTGGGTCATTAGATAACTTGGCTAATGTATCATTACCCCAATCTATAATTGATTGTTGATAAATTTGAGGTATGTAACTATCAGGGTCAGCCAATTCAGTATAATATTTAACAGCTCTATCAAGATTGTTTCTCTTTCCGTCAATATACAGAATATTAGTCTTAGCTTTATTTTGAGCCATTGTTACAGCTCTTGTTGTCATAAAGTCGGAAGCTGTTTTGAAATCTACTCCAGTTGCAAATAAATAAATATAAACAGATGCAAGGTCAGGACCAGCATTAATCTTTTCAAGAATAAGCTCTTTAGCATTATCAGTAGCAGCAGATAAAAGTACAGAGTCAGTTAAGAATACATCTTCTTGGAATCCTCTCTTAATTATCGCTTCTGCAAGACTTAATAATGCAGGATTAGTTGTTGGGCCTACTTTAACATTTGGAAGTGTAGGACTTTGTTGAATAATGTGTTTATTACCTTCATCGTCATATACTTCTATTGTTCCCTTGTTTTCGCTATTCTCATTATAGAAAGTATATCTGTTCAGATTATCTTCTGTTGCTTTACTTAATTTTTCATTGTAATAGTTAAGTAAAATAGAGAATACTTTAATACCAGTAGCATACACACCAATACCGTCTTTACCAATAGAGTTCTGGTATTGTAGAATCACTCTAGCTCCTGGGTTTTCATTAGATACTAGCTTACTGAACTGTCCAGATGTGGAAGCAGCAGCGGCATCTTGTGCAGGGCCCATTGAGATAGGAGATGTAGCAGAAACCACGTTTTTAACATCAGCTCCAATTCTCCATAAAGCATTAAATACTTTATTCTTAATTGCTTCTTGATAATCAGCTTCTCCAAGTTCATACTCATTATGGATTCCTATTAGGTCAATTAATTCTTCATCAAGACCTGCAATTTTAACCATATTAGCATTTCCACTTGGCGGGAATTTACTTACTTCTCTCATTAGATTTACTAGACTTCTGAATAATACAGGGTCATGTGTGATTTCATCGTAAGTTTTACCAAGCAAGTTTGAATAATCACCTTCAAGAGGGAATCCTACTTCATTATCTAAGAAATACTTATACCCAGTTGGGAATGGTAAATCATGAGATATAGAAAGTAGTTCTTGACTATTAAAGTTAAATAACGGACTCCAATTATAATAAATACCTTGGTTAGAGATACTAGCCCCCAACATAAAGGCTTTATCAATATCAAAGTCAGAACCTTGATACCAAATCTGTTCTACAGGAACATAACAAATGTTTGTTTCTGATTCAGTAAACATTGCCACTTTCATGTTCATAAATGACTGCATAGACTGCGAAGGAATACGAGCCACAATAAACTTCAGAGCTTCTTGCCAAGAAGTAAAGGTATCTTGTGCAGATTTCTTAATTCTTCTTTCAAGATTTAAAGCTGTCTGCTCATTTACTTCATTTGCAATATCGTATTTATCCTGTTCTGTTTCAGCTTCTTTAAGAGCATCATACCATTCTTCTAATATGGCTTTATCTTCTAAGGAAGTAAACATTGAATTTATCTGTAACGGGAATAAGGTTGCAATATTTCCAGAGCTATATCTGTATACAGCATTACTATATAATTTGGATTTATCAATTCCTCTTAAAGTATCTACATCAGATGTAACTAAGACTTGTCTACTTTCTCCAGCAGAGGTAATATAATTATAGAATTTAGAATCATCATCAATTCTATAGCCTATCTGTCCGTCTACTATGACATAGTTTTTACCATTAACTGTAGTCTTTTCAACTCCTTTATCCTCAACCATAATTCCATCCTTTATTAAAGAATCAATTCTAGCTTTAGATGCAGGATTATTACTTAACATAACATGTAAATGTTGTTTATTGTTCTTAACAAAATACATGTCATAATTGTTACTACCTATATCAGTATTCAAGATTTCTCTTTGTCTTCTTTCAAAGAATAAAGGTCCAGTTGTTTCAATTTCACTTAGAGAGTCACCAATCTTCAATCCGAATTTGGAAGCAGTGTTCTTACCAATAGCAAGTTCATTAGCATCAAATCTATCTTCTGCAACTTGGGCAAAGATATTCTCTCCACTTCTATAAGCTACTGGGATTCTATATCTTCCTTGTGCTATTTCAGCTAAATCATCAGTGATTAAGTCTCTTAAATAACCATTGATTTCTCCCTTGTCAGTATTAAAAGTAATTGTTCTTCCATACTTATCTTGGATTCTTTGAACTATTTCATTCCAAGCTTGTAATTGTGTTGGATTATTCTTTACATTGTCTGCCCAGTTCTTTTCTTTTAAATCCCAAGAAAGTCTTGAAGTATCTAAATCATAAGCATCAAATGTAGTGAATCCATTAGAAGAACTTCCATCAACTAATTTAATAACATGATTTGCAGAACGTAGATTTCTACCTTTAGAGCCAAGACGTTTAACAGATAATATTCCATTAAGTCTTATATCCTTTAGGTCTATAATACCTATCGTTCCTGGAACTTTACTACGATAGTTAAGAACTTTAACAGGTTCTCCGCCCTGTATTGAAATCCAGTCACCAGCTCTAATTTCTCCAATCTCCACTTCTGTATCCATTTTTCTAAAGATTGCATCTCTTTCGGCAGGAGTATTAACTCTTCCAAGAATATCAGAATACTTAAGGATTCCCCCGTCTGGGCCGTCATATACTGTAATAATATCGTGAGAAGGATTCAAAATGGCTTGAAGTCCAGCATACTTACGTTTAATAATGTCTCTATTAATTCCGTTAGTAAATCCATTGGTAAATACACCAAAGATATTATTATCGTCAAACGGAATCTTATATGCCATATCCTGTAAAGACTTATCACTAAGGATGTCTTTCTTTACTAATTCCATATAAGCTCCTGCAAGTCCTAGTCTATCTTTATCTCCAGTTGAGAATGTTCTTAATAAGTCTCTACCTAAGATTTTATATACTCTAGTTTTATCCTCTTCACTATTTGCATCAAAGTTATATTCTTGCAGACCTCTTGCAATTACTCTACCGATATCTTCATATACTTGATTAGCCATTCCATGACTTGTACTCATTTGTTCAAGTGCAGAAATTACCTGCGTCATTTCAGATACTTCAGCTTCATCAACACTATGTTCAGCATTTAGCTGGATTCCAATAAAGTCTGGCTTGATATTGATGTATGTAAGTTGAGAACGTTGATGTTTCTTTTTAGTATTATCAAGAATGTCTAGTAAATAGTTTCTTCCTACATTAACAATTCTATCAGGAATTTTATTAAGGTAAAGGTCTATCTTATTCTTCCAATCCTTAGTATTTGCATCATCAACCTCTCCTCTATTTCTGCTTCTATCTACAAATTCATCAGGATTCATGGAGAGAGCTTTGTCGATTTCTTCAAGTCTTCCAGTTTCGTCTAAAGCCTGCAATAAGATTGAATCAGAGAAAAATAATCTCTTTCCTTCTTCATTGGCTCTAGCCTTTGCTGTTTCATAAAGCCCAAGTAAGAATTGTCTATATTCCTCTGGAGATTCTCTTTTGTAGTCTTGACGAGTTTGACCCTCTTTAAGTCTTTTATCGATAAAGCCTTTTATTGCATTACCATAATCATCATCAAATGATAGGAATGAATCATGTCTTGCCTTTGCGTATGTTTTACCAATAGCAGGGTGTCCATAGATAATTCTATCAGAATCCTCAAGGGCCTGTATATTTGGATTATATCCATTCTTAAACAGTCTTCCTGGATTCACATTAGCCATACCATTTTTAACTGCACCGGCAGTAGCAAGATAAGCAATTCCAGAGAATTTCATTGGTTGATAGTATGTATTTTGAGATACATCTTCATCAAAACCAGTTGGATAAATATCTATTCTAGCTCCATGACGTCTAGCTTCTTGAATAAGAGGAATATCGTCAATGTTGTTTCTGTTGAAAGCTACTTGGTTTCCTACTTCTGTCAGTTTATCTAATGAAGATTCACTTTCTTTTAAAGTTTTACCGTCTCTTGATACAGAGAACTCTCCACCTAAAGCCATCCATAAATCATAGTTAGTATCAATTCTAACCTTGATTTTTTCAGTAATGATAGAACCATCTCTTTTTAGAGCTTGTCCATTCTTGTCAATTTGGGTTCTAGTAATTTCATAAGTATTGTCAAGGTTGCCATTTTCATCGTAACCTATCTTATTGAGCTTTTCAATATTGTTAATGCTCCAGTATTTAAGAGTATTAATATCTCTATACATTTGTCCATTGTAAGAGATTTTTCTTCCATTTCTATCAACTGTAATATCAAGATTTGGAATATCCCATTGAATATCAAGCATTTGTTTTAATAAGGAATTACCTATAACATCACCAGTCTGTGCTGCTCTTAGATACTCATTAGTAACAGCGAAAGTAGCACATTTTAACAATCCAGAAGATAGATAATTTGAAAGAGAGAAATATCCAAGCGGTTTTCTGTGGATAGGACTCATTTCAATTTCTTCAAGAGAGTTTTGCTCATATCTTGCAATCATAGGATTTAGGAAGATACCACCATCAAATTGTGTGGCCCCATCATCATCTCCTTGCACATTGAATACTGGAGTTTTTAAGTCTTCAATTACTGCGAGTTTGTAAGTATCCGGAATGCCAGTAATTTTACCTTTAATAAATGGATGGATTGTAGCTCCAACTACTACACCCCTTTTATACATGGCTGTTGTTCTTGCTGCTTCTTCGTTAATTTTATCAATTAGAGAAGCATCATTCGCAACTGCTGCTTTCTTAGCTGGGTGTAAAAATGGAAGTCCAATAGTTGCCGCATTGTAGTTATCACTAACTAAGTTATCAATAGATTTATAAAGGTCGAGGTCAGGATTAAGTACTACTTCGTAGTCTGTATTTCCTGCAACTTTCATAAAGTCTACATCTTCAACTATATCATATTTACTTCCATTCTTTTTAAGAATATAGTAATTATTTAGTCTTTGTGTTCTGTTATCAATCCAGATATTTTCATAAGTTGCTTTTTCATCAGACTCTATATGTAATTTATTGTATAGCTCCTGCTTAGCTTTAGGAGTAAGTCTATCAACGAAGTCTTTTTGAGAAGCTGTTCTATCAATGTTTTCAGTAAGAGTAGTAATTTCCTTACCAAATTCATCATATAAATCGAACTTCACATCACTCATTTTAAGAGTTAAGGCATATAATTTGTCCTCTTCTCTTTTCTTAGTCCAGTAGCTATCACTGATATTGTCCAGAGTAGATTGATTATTCTTGTTCTTTAAAGAATAATTTCTTATATTCTCAAGTAAGGTAGTGTTAAATGCTAGTCCCTTTTTTGTTTGAATATAATGTACTTCTGGAAGAACAGTAATATCTATTCCTTGAGACTGCAACATATAGATAGCATTATGGATTGTATCTGTATCAAGTTTAGATAATAATGGAATAAAATCCTCAACAGTCAGGTCTTCTTTAAAGCCATAATATTCATAACTTCCATCGTCACCTATATATTGAGTTCTTTTTTCCATTAAAGCCTTAACTTCTGGACGTAACTGTTTATAATCAGTTTCATCATATTCTCCAAGTTCATTTACAAATACTCCGTCAGATGCAGTAAATAACAACTTGTAATCTTCAACAAGTTGGTTTGCAAGACCATGATACATTCCATGTAAAGTAGAGAATCTTAATTGATTTATTTCATTAACTGTTAGTTCAGATAAGGATTTACCTTCAAACAGATTATTTCCATATATATCCTTGAAGGATAAAGTTTTATATAAATCGACTAGCTTTACCCATATATTTGATTTATCAGAATATGTAGTTGGCTGAATTGCAACAATTCCTGCAAGTTCATTTGATTGTCTATTTGCAGAGTTTTTATCTCTGGTTTGCAGATAGTCAAACACAAATTGAGAATACAATAACTCATTTGCTTGCATTTTGAAAATATTCTTTGAAGTTCCCTCTGAATTAGTAAAGTCAGTCTTTAAAGCTGTTCCTGTTAATAGTCCATCAGTACTAATAAACAGATTACTATTCATTGGATTTTTAGGGTTAAAATTGGCAACGCTTCTTATATCATTTAATATATAAGCATCATCATTACCAGCACTAGTCAAACGATACTTTGGGAGATTATTCCCATCAGCATTTTTTACATAACTTTTTGTAGTATCTCTATTATTTGCAGCAATAGTTCTACTTAATGCAATTAATCCTCTAAGTCCATCAAGTATACCACCAATTCTTAAAGAATCAAGTCTTCTATCATAATATGTTGTAGCTTTACTATCTTCTGGAATTATTCTCGAATACCTAGTGGAAACAACATCCTTTAAAGTTTCTCCTGCTTTAATTGCAGCATCCTTAGCATCAGCGTTAATAACAGTAGCCATAGCTACATTTAAGAATCCCTTTAAGTCTTCTGAATCATTAACTTCTGTTGCTGTCTCAATAAATGTTGCATCAATAGACTTTCTCATAACATCAGAGAAGAACTGCCCCCAACCATTTCTATTACTTAGTAATTCAGATAAATAATCTTGAACAACAGTTCCATTCTTAGTAAGAGCTTTATTTGATAAGTTGTAGTTATAATGTGCTCCCCCAATATTAAAGGTAATATTACTTACAACTCCGTCAGCATCTTCAACTGGATTAATTGAGTGTTTAGAAAAGATGTCAGAGAAATTATCATAAGTACTCTGAATCATTAAGTGTTTTTCTAAGTCGGTTCTCTTTTGAGAAATTGATTCACTATCCAAGTAACTTACTACATATTTACCTGTATCTGGGTTATATTTGTATTGTAGATAACTTACAGGAGATGTCTTATTAATATGATTTAGTACCATTGAGAATAAGTTCATCTGGTCTGGACTAGTTATACTACTTTCTAAAGAAGCTAAACTAGAAGGATTTGTTACATCAAATACAGCATGTCTTACACTTCTAAAGGTCGGATATAATGTTGCATCATTTCCTTTAAAGTATGTTTTACTATTATTATATGCAATATTGATAATTTCTTTAATAGCTTCTCTTGGGTTATTTCTTATTTCTCTAGTAATACCTGGGTTATTTTCAGAGATATTTCTAAAGATTCTAGTAAGAGAGTTGAATGTCTTAAATTCAACATATTGTCCTGTAGGATTATTATGTTCATCTACCATAGGTATAGAATTAACAAACATTTGAACAGCCCCATTAACATGTTCGTTAATATCTTGAAGTTCATTATTATAATCCTGTTTGATATGCTTTCCTAAGTTAAAGGTGTATTTATATCCGGCTTTAGGGTCTATGTGTCCTCCAACGAATCCTCTTGCTACCTGAATTATATTCTTACTATAACGTAATAAGAATCCATCAAAGTTAGTAAGTATCACATATTTATTATATGCATTGATTCTATCTTGGTCAGTTGATACAAACACTCCGTCTTTCACATCTTCAAAGAAATATATTCTTGCATCTCTAATAAGGTCATTATAAGCTTCTAACTGAAACTCTCTTCCTGCATACATTTGAGTAACAGGGCTTCCTATTTCTTTTGCAAGTTCTTGAAAGATTTGATTCTTATACATTCTAATAGAATCATTTAAATCTCTATTAGTAGATATAAGTTTATTAAGATTATAATTTACGAAAGCAAATCTTGTTAATTCATTTTGAAAATGTCTAACAAATCTTGATTGGTCGTTGATATTATCAAATATAGAATCCAATCCTTCGCTAATAGAGGGTATAGGAGCTTGTGGGAAATCGTTAGCTTCTGGTGCTATATTTTTAGCATCTTCGTCTATTGATACAATATCCCAGTTTTGTTCTATTAAGTCCCTAGTTTCTTTTTCATTTGTGGCAAAGCCGAATAAGCCCTCGTAATTGTCTCTATCATATCTAATCAATTCGTTTTGGAGCATACCCAGACTTTGCTGTGATGGAACTACTCCATTATCTTTTATATAGTTTAAGGCAGAAGAGATTATCTCTCTCCTACCTTCAACTGAATCTGGTTCTAATGTGTCAGGGAAATTTTCAGCGGCTGTATCATAAGCTGACCAGATTTCCACTAATTCGGGAATAATTCTACATTTAATCATTTTAGCAGTTTGGTTTTCCTTCGTTATTCTTTCTTATTGAGTCCCTAATAGTATTTAGCTTACTCTTCACTCCTTCAGTAGCATTTTTATCAGCTTCTGCTGGGGCATATTTGTCAATCACCTCTGAAACATCAGCGTCTGGATTAAACAATTCTTCAGCTATTGTATTGATGTCTAATGTAGAAAGTAGATTAGCAATTGCCTTTCCTTTATTATAAATCATCAATTTAGGTTTAGTCATTTTAGTGATATCCTCATTCTTACCTAAAGAAGATATTAATGATTGTACTCCCTTGTTAAATTCTTCTACAAACTTAATTTGAGGATTTTCGTCTTGAGGTAAAGGACGTATATCCTTTAGAATAGCTTCATTTTCCTCAAATCCAAATACATAATCATTTCCATTTACTCTTACAGTAAAGGTCTGTTCTTCTGCATTTAGTTTTATATCACTATCTTCAAGGGTTACAGTATTTATTTCTGTATTTTTCAGTAACTCATTTTCATTTATATGTTCAGCAAACGAAACAATTGCATTAGGGTCTGGAATAATATTATTGTTTTTATCAATAAGATATTCAGGAGTTATTGTCGCAACATCGCTGCTGTTCGTATAGAGTCTCCTTGGCAGACTTGCTAATTTATCACGCACCTTACTTATATATTGAGCATTGAATGATTGGATTCTATCTTCAACAGTTTCACCATTTAAGTTGAACTTAGTAATGTCTATTGTCTCTAGCATCCTTTTAATTTCATCCTTTTGCAAAGTTACATTATTTTCCACAGAACTCAAAATATTTGCAATCAAATCTTGTTGTGCATTAAGTAACTTCATTTTATCACTAATTTGTTCTACTACAGGAGCCTCTTCTACAACTGGCGGACCTTGTACCGGTACAACTTGAGTAGGTTGATTTACTTCAAATTCTTGGTCGGTTTCTAATGCATCATAATTAATATAATAATTTGGAGTCTGGATAGGTCCATCGAAGTATACTTGTTGTTGACCTAAAGCAGATATATAGTATCCAAATTGTACATTATCATTTCTTGCAGTATCTATACCGTTAGTCCATACTCCGTATTTGTATAGATTTCCATAGTCGATAGCTTGCTTGAATGTAGTAAAATCACCAGGACCATATTCTGATATAGTATTATAGAATAAGTGACGAATAACGTTAGTACTTGCTGTGAATCCAGCCATAACTCCTCTTTTAATTAATGGGAGCATCGCAGCTGTTGAAGGTGCTTCATATCCTTGTATAGATTGTTGAATCCTTAAAAAGGTTTGAATTGCACGATTCTTTGATTCAGCATTTTTAGTTATTTGTGGGTCTATATCTGGAGAACTGTAAATATCATCATCTGGATTTACTAATTTCTCCAGTAAAGTTGTTAAGTTAGAATTAGTTTTAGATAAATTCTGTAAAGTCTTTACAATATAATTTGAAGGCCCACTTGGGTCATACTCTGGAAGAACTCCAAAATCTCTTAGCATTTCGAACTGTTCTGACGGAGAGACAGCCATACGCATATAGTAAGACGTATTCTTTACAGAATATTGAGTGTTACTGTCTTGGGCTTCAACTTGTCCGGCCGCTTTAGTAGTTTTAACTGGTTTAAGTCTACCCATTACCAAGCTAGGGAATGAATTTTTTAAATCATTCAGCATATTAGTAATTTTAGCCTTTACTTCATTAAGAGAAGATTCGCTTACTCTAATTCCGTCACCAGTAGGGTCAACAGCAATCTTATCTTTTTTAAGGTCTTCTTCTGACGGAAGTAGATTACTATTAAACGTTTCGACTCCTTGATTGTAAAGCTCAATATCTTGAACTGTTGCTTCTTTAAGTCTTAACATACTGTATAAGAATCTCGCAGCTTCTACTGGTCTAGCTAACATAAAGAACTCCTTAGCGCCATAGATTTTTCCACCACCTTCTCCTTCAAGTCTTCCCCATTCTTTCATAAAGTCAATTAGAGAAAGTCCTCTAAGATTTAAATGTCCTTTTGTTACTTCAAAGAAAGGCGCAGTTTCATCAGTTCCTAAATATTGCATCTTTTGTAGATGTCTATCAAGTAGTTCTGAACTTGTAACTCCCCAAAGGTCGTCACTCATAAAGACTGTAGGATAACCTTTAACAACTCTCTTAGCTTTTCCATCAAGTTCAACAGCTCCATCCATGTAAACATCACTGAACAAAAGTTCTGGATGCTCTCTCATAGTTTGGTCTAAGGTTCTACCCCTGTTGTACTTCTGTCTGACCATATCTAACTTGTTATAATTCTTATTCTTAAAGATTTTATTACCGAAAGAAACTCCCTTCTTTTTAGCTTTAAAATCAGTAAGTCTGAAATATACTTGTCCCTTTTGGTCTATTTTAGAGTTTAGAGTTGCTCTATCATTCAAGATATTTACAAATTCTGTATTACCAGAACTTTGTATGATTTTATCAATGGCAGTAGTACTTCCTAAAGTAATATCAAGATATCCATCCTTAGTCTTTAACTGGAATACTATTCTTCCAAACAATTCATCTTGTTTAAGTTCTTTAAGGTTTTCTACATTATAGGCCTTATCATATCCAGGTTTGTACTTAGTTAACTTAACTAACCAGTTACCTTTTGCAACAGCAGCCTTGAAGCTTCTGAATCTATCTTCCGATGTTTTACCATTAAAGTATAGTTCAATAAATGGCCTAAGAGCCTTGTATTGTTCAGAACCAGCAGATGATAACTTAGTTCTTACTATGTCCTTTAATTCAGATGCAGACCTTTTAAATAAAGACCTCATATAAGCTAATGAAGAAAGTAAGTCAATGCCTTGTCCGGACTCTAAATTAATGTCTCTTATGTCCTCAATAGTTTTTCCACTTATTAAGTTAGAGAATCCTGATAAGTCTTCATCAATTCCATTAGTAGATTTATAAGGTTGAATAATCCCATCCTCATTTACATTAAGGGCAAGATGATTATAATAACTTCCCATAGACATTGTTCTAGCCTTGATGTCAGCATTTGGGTCACCAGTAGCTTCCTCATCCATTTTTTGCTCTATTTCTTTCAATGCTTTAGGTAAATCATTTTCTTCAAAAACATTCCTTTTCATTACCTCTGCAGCAGCTTCTTCATCCTTAGAAGTGTCATAAAGTCCTTTATTTTCATTGGATGTTTCTTTTCCAGTGTTACCGTCAGTTGCAGGAACTTCTTTCGGAGTAGCTGGAATTGTTTCTCCCACTTCTTCTCCTTCTGTTGTAGCTACTGGAACTTCCTCTGTGTCTGGCTTAACATCCTTTAAAACACTAAGAATTAATTTCTTATATCCGTCAATATCATCAGCCTTAAGTTCAGAAGTACTTGTTGTAGAAGTTCTATCTGATTTAGCAACCATGTTATAGTTTTTCTTAACTATTAAGTTACCGTCAGCCGAACGACTCATTAAAGTATAGAAGTATTTTAAGTCCTTAATGAATGTATTTTGGTTAGTTGTATCAGTCCAATTAACATCAACAATAGTATATTTAAATTCAGAACCTTGAACATCTCTCGAGTCCCTTACTACTACCTGTTCGGGATATTTTTCTTCAAACTGATGGAATACATCTTTTCTAAAGTCGGAGAGAACATTGTCAGTGATTAAGGCAATTCTTTCTCCTTCTTTTAGATTATTAATAAGTCCTTGTATATAATCAACATTCAACTCACTTTCATCAACTAACTTATCCCCATGAAGGATTATTTCTTTATCAGTTCTAAGTTCATAGTACTTTAATAAAGACTTACTTCTAATGTCCCTCATTATGGATTTAATGTTTAATTGAGTCCCATTAAGTTGGCTGTCTTGTTCTTTATCAATAAGTTCAGATAATATCGAAGATACTTTATCTAGATTGTCTTTCTTATGGACATTGTTAGCTCTAATACTTGAAGTAAGTACAGGGGTTCCAAAATACATTCCAGTTAAATCAAGTTCTTCTCCATTTCTTGGATTGATTACTCCCTCCTGTTTATTATCCCCAAGAGCATATATAATCATATCCTTATCAGTAAACTTGCTTAAGCTAGAAAGCATCTGCATTTCTATACCAGAGAAGTGAGTAAACTCATCAACAAATAACACATCAGGTAAAGCTGCAATATTTACATCTTCTTCTGTTAGGAAGTCTTGATTATATATTTCAGGATTTCCGTCTACCAAATAAGGAGTTTCTCCCTTTTCTTCTGGTGGATTTCTAAATTCAGAAATTGCTTTCTTTACTTTTTCCCAACCAGATTCAGTAAGTAATGCTTGCCATAATTGAAGTCTATCATAGCTCTTATCAATTCCTAATGTGGCAGCAAGTCTTTCTCCTACGTCAGCCTTAGGTCCAGACACCATTACAGTAGCATCAGGATTATCAATCTTTATCATGTTGTAAGCTACCTTGGCAACACCAGTTGATTTACCTGTTCCAGCTCCTCCTAATACAGTAATAATGTTCTTTGTAAAGGTATTCTTTGTATAGAACTCTTTATTTTGAATTGGCTTAAACTCATAAGTCTTCTGTAAGAATTTGTTAAATAGTACAGGATTCTTATATAAAGCAAACATTTCTTGAACACTGAACATCTGATTATAAAATGGAGCATGAGAAGGATTACTAATAATAGCTTTTCTTAGCACACTCTGCATTTCTTCTGGATTAACTGCCAAAGTACTTAGTAAGTAAGTAGCAAGGTCAATACCTTTAATATCTTGATATGTGCTATTTCTCTTGAATTTGGAAGCACCATAATCATTATAATCAATAATATCAGTTCCAGCTATTTTACCTATAATTTCTTCTTTTTGTTCAGATGTAAGTCCAGAGAATTTATCATATAAAGCCTTACTAACTCTTAATAATACTTCATTAGAGAACCTTAATGATTCTTCGTCATTCTTACCATTAGCAATGATTTCTTGTAGTTTAACAAGTTCATCACCGGTTAATAAGTCTTCTTCAATGAATGTTTGTTCATTTTCATCAGCATCAGTATAGCTCAGGTTCTTCAATCTTGATAGAGTAGAATCGGAAGTGTTTCCACTTAGAATAAGTGCAAACATACTATTTAATCTGCCCATAGTTTTACTACTATCAACAGTCTTACTACCACTATTCATATCATTAACTGCAAGTAACCATGCAATCCTTTGCTGAATATTATATAGTTCAGTTTGAATAGTTTGAGCTTCTTCTTGAGTCAAAGGAACATCTTCTTGAGCTCCCATGTTTCTCTTATATTGATTAGCGATATCAATCATATTAAATACTCCCTCATTTCCAGTAAGATATGGAATAATAGAGTGACTTAATATTTGAGTTGCAGTATTTGCAGTTTCAAGTTGCTCTCTAGTAAGTTCATTACTAATCACATAGTCATATAAAGAAGCTGTACTCTTGTAGTCTCCTTCTTCTGCCTTTAATAGTTTGAATACATCTTCACCAATAAGGTTAGTAGATAGTCTTCCTAACATATCCCATACAGGATTCTCCTGCATAGCAGCAGTAGATATTTTATCAATTTCACCTAATAAGCCAATTCTGTCAGCATCTAAATTTAGATACTCAAGTAACTGTTTATTAAATACAGAGAAA